CGTCCGTTTGCAAGCCAGCCTCGACTGACTGCTGTACCTGGGCGATGTTGTCCTGGGTCTGCTGGCCATTCGTGTTCACAGTCACGTTCTTCGCTCCGTGCCCCGACGTGACCAGGGAGCACGACGACACCAGCTCCTGGCACTGCACCTTCCCCACCGCTTGGCGCAGCTCGTTGTCGATCACGGGCTGAACGATGGCATCGAGGAAGGCCGTCCACCCCACGTCGCCCGAGTAGGCATGAGTGGTCTGACCCGGCTGGCCGACGATCGGGTAGGTGCGCAAGCCGTACTGGAGATCGAACTCCTTCGCCAGCGTCTCCCCCTGGGTGGTGTTGTTGAAGGCCGTGGTGAACGTGATCTGGCCCTCTAGACACACCAGCACACCGTCTGCTGTGGGCACGCACACGCGCTCGGCCTGGTCAGAGCCCGGCTTCGGGCTGATCTTCCAGAACCGCTGCACCACGTCGGAGGGGTAGAAGTGGACCGTCGAGTTGAGCCCGATCCAGGTATAGCCCGCTCCGACAGGCAGCACCTGGCGGATGTTGGTGTTGTCGAACGGCCCGCCGTTGTGGACGATGCCGATCTCACCTGGGCTTCCGCTCGCGCCACAAGCGGTTCCTCCGAGGGCAAGCACCGCTATTGCGATGACCCCCAAGAAGCTTTTCCTCACGTTTACTCCCTTCTGATGGTAGGTGGAGATACTGCATCATGGGGATGCAGAGCTAATAGTCCTCGACCGATAGGGAGGACATGAAGCGACTCAAGATCATCTCAGTCATCGCGCTCGCGATCCTGGCTTGTGGCGCTGCGTCGGCTTCGGCCGGTACGCAGATCCAGTTCTCTGGCCAGCCGTGGCGCGCGTTCAGTGGGACGGGACGACTCGGGCAGCATTGGAGTCCGGCGCACGTGATCCTCTCTCCCACCGGGAACCTCAATGAGTGGATGTACGGCGGCACAGGCGGCGGAGTTGGTTCGCTGCTGTGGCGCACCTACGGCACCTACTCGGTCACCTACCGGATCTCCAAGGGCGGGGGCAAGTACGTGTTCGGCCTGTTTGGCAAGGCTGCCCACGACGAGATCGACTTCACGGAGTCTGATCCCACCAACTCTGCCCGCAGCGCGATCCATTCCACGCTCCATTACGGGGCGTCGAACACGATGATTCGCGTCAAGACCGCTGGCGACTTCACTCAGTGGCACACGACCACGGTCATCTGGAAGGCGGGCTCGCTGAACTTCCTGGTTGATGGCATTTCCTACGGCAAGATCACCAGCCACGTGCCCAGCACTCCGATGCACATGTTCATGCAGGAGAACGCAGCCGGAGCCTCGGCGCGCACCGTCCTGCAAATCTCGAAGGTCACCATCTCCTAACCGGAGGGACGGGGAGGTCACTCCTCCCCGTCCTCAAGGTTCTCCATGCCCTCGGTGAGCCACTCGCCATCGTCCGGGTCACCATCTGGGCGATTCCAGGCTTCGTGGTTGCCGTCGATTGCCTCGACAAACCCAAAGCCGTTGCGGGTGAGCAGCTTCTTCACCAGAGCGTTGGTGAACGTCGGCCCCAGAAGGGGCGCTGATGGAGCTGGCTGGTCGATGATGGCCACACACCCACACTCGTCCTTGACGGCGAGCCGCCATATGGTGGCCATCTCGGTGTACATCAGACACAGGTGCTGGTACTTCATGCCGACGATCTCGACATCCCTCACCACCACCCAGAAGGGTTCGCCCTTGTCGGCGATCTCCTTCGTGATGCCCTGGATCATGGCCGCTTGAATCTCGAACGGCAGGTCGTGAAGCTCGTGCATGTTGGGGAGCATTAGGCCACCTTTCTCGTCACGGTATCCTCAAGATGTCGGCCAGACTCTCACCCGTCTCCTCGCCCCACTGGCTGCGGTGTGCGAGCAACATGCCCGAGCTGTTGTAGTCGCGCCCGCACTCGCAAGCATTGGTGAAGTACGCGAGCGTGACCTCTCGACCGCAGGAGCATTTGCCGACCGCGTGGTTGATGTAGGAGTACGAGAAGTTTTCCACGCCGACACGCACCACGTCGTACGTGCCGTCCTCGCACTTGCGCAGGTTGTCCAGCGCAGCCTCGCCCATCTGGTCAAGCAGAACGTTTCCGTTCTCGTCGCAGTCGAAGCCGAAGCCTGCCTGCGGGTCGTCGCGCCAACGATAGCCGAGGGCGAACTTCGCAACCTCGACGCGCTCGCGCTTGCTGATGATCTCCATCTCAGACCCTTTCGGTGGTTGACTGACCTGCGCGTAGTGTACGCGACCACCGAGAGGGCGATGTGAAGGCTGTGCCTGCCGTCGCACGATCAAGCCTGCGGTCGTTGGAGGTTTAGGTAGGGGTAGGTACCGACCCACACCTTCCCTGACGCGAGGTTCATATTGGCTCACGGCACGTGTCGAGCGCGCATCGGGGTTTCGGTGCGACCAGGGTACGAGCCACCGTCCCAGAGGGAGTCACTCCGGCTCACGTAGCTTGGCTCGCCCTGTGAATGTTGACCGTGAAGGCGGTGAGGGGGCGGTTGGGCCGAGCTGGGTTGTCGCCCTGCACACCCTGGGGCAGCTCCTGACGCCAGAACTCCATCGCCTCCAGGTTGGTCGCAAACCGCTTGGCCTGCTCCACGAGGCTCGTGACTTCAAGCCCATCCTCGGCCGTGAACTCAGTGATGTACGCCCCAGCCAAGCCACGATCGAGGATCTGGATCACGTAGTCGCCTTCGTCAGCCATCGGGTGTCTCCTTCCCGTCAAGCCGAAAAGACTTATCGGCCACTGGCGGGTGATTGCGGACCAACTTCCCGGTAGCGGCTAAATGCCCACCGCAACCACTACAGATAACCCAGCCAGGCATACGCACGAATCTGCCGTTGAGCTTGAAGCCGACCGGAAAGCCCAGCAAGCCTGAACCCTTGCAGTAGCTCACACTTCCTCCTTGACGTGATAGGGGCGACCCTTCCACGGCGCACCGGCAGGACCCTTGATATGCGCTCGCACCCACGAGGCGGGAGAGCCATCGACCGGGTGGCGGTACTCGCCGTGGGCTGTGCGTCGGTAGTGCCCGCGCACCATCCACCGACAGTGGAACTCGCGATCGCTCGCCCCCGACGTGACCAGCGTATTCTGATTGATGTCCACGCGGTAGATGCGGGCCTCGATGGGGGCGTAGCGGTGACGGCGGTTCAGGTCGCGCATCTGCTTGCGCTTGGGTAGCACTCGGACGTTGCGGATATTCGTGGCGGTGATGATGTGCGCGGCTGACACCGCCGTCTTCCACACCAGATGGCCGAAGAAGGTGTCGAACTCGACCACCGTGTCCTTCTCATCCTCACTCCAGCCGAACATGTTGTACTTGCGCCAGCCATCGTGATCGGCCAGATGTTGCTGAGAAGTGACATGAAAGCCGAAAAACGTGGGGTTCCTGACCCAGTTCTTGTGCCGGTCGATGTACGTCATCGTCGTCATCACGTCCCACAACATTCCCTGCTGAATCTCGAAGATGATCATTGTGGCGCAGGCGAGGGTATACGTCGCATCTGGAACCGGATCGCCGGGGTAGAGAACCTTCTGCGCGTGCATCAAGTGATGTGACGCATCCTGTGACTCCTCCAACGAGACCGCGAACAGTGGCGACCGCGTACCTCGCAACGCCCAGCGCGCGTCGAGCGCAATACGGGGAAACGGCAGCGGTGGCAGTTCGTCTATCGTGGGGTCAGCGCCTTGCAGCACCCCATCGAGCATGTCGCTGTCGATGTTGAACCAGGCTGACGTTTGCAGCGCACCCAAGTACCGCTCGGGCGGCACTCCCTCGGCTTCGGTGTACCGCCAGCCATAGTTCATGGCTTCGGTCACCCGCCGCTTGTCGAAGGCTGGATCGGCACCCATCTGCTGGATTTGGGTCATGATCGAGGAGTCGATCCAACCCGATGCGCGCTCGACGTGTTCCTTGAACCTCATACCGGATCAGGCAGGTGATCGATGGGCACCGTGATCCAATCCAAGTTGTTGTAACCGCCGTCGATCTTGACTTGTGCGACGGCGACCGTCCCACCCTCGTCGTCGGGGCGCGCCTCGCGCACATCGCTTCCGAACGACACGATCGTGCCCGTATATGCCTTCACATACGGCCAGCTCTCGTGTCGGAGGGCGAGCGTGACGCGATCACCCACCTTGTGGCTCGTCTCAGACGAGCCGATTTCCGTCTCACGTGGCATAGTGCCCTTTCGGTTGACTGAACTCATGCAAGTATGGTATCGCACCGCTCAGAGGGCGACTACTCGCGCTCATACTCCTGGGTCAACTCGATCAATGCCACGCGAAGCCGATCCATTGCTTGCTTCGACACGACCCATGCGTCTGTGCCTGACACTGGCTTGGCTGTCTTCACCAACTCGGTCGCGGCGGTTTCCAACTCTGCGAGCGCCTCGTAAAGAGCGTCGCTCATCACACCATCTCCAGCTTCGAGCCGATCGTGCCAATGGGAATCTCACTGCCGTCCCAGATGACGAAGTAGCCGACCTCTGGGTCAAGAGACTCATGACCAGCACTCCCGATCACCACTCCCTCCCAGCCATCCACGTACACGTCGCCTGGCTTAGTGTTGATCTTGCGCACGCGCGTCCCGTTGGGGATTTCGGCTCGCTCGTACTGCTGACGGGTGAATACGGCCATGCCGTACTCAGTGGGTATTGCATGCCAGCCTGGTGGGACATCCTGCATGGGAATCCCGAACGGCCTAGTCACCGCTTCCTCCTGTTCAGGTCGTGAATCTTGGCCCACGTCTCGCGGTCGAGCTTGTCGAGCCTTCGCAGTTCGAGCAGCGGGCGAATGGCCAGGGCGACGAGGATCAGAACGATGACCGCCAAAACTCCTAGGAACACAGACTCAGAAAGCATGGCGATAGCCACGTTCGTATTCGCGTAGCCTCTCCTCTGCGTCCAGCGCACGCTGCTGCCAATATCGCTCACGGGCGGCCACGTCGCGCTCCATCGCGAGGTTCAGCACCTCGCAGTCGGGATCGTCCGGGTTCTCGTGGATGTGCTGGGCTACCTCGTCCGCCGTGAACGCGAGCGGGCGTGGGCCTGCCTCACCCTCTGACTCCTCGTTGCGCTTGAGGTCCATCATGTCGTCGTAAGTCATGATGGCAAACCAAAGTGGCCGAGAAGAAGGCCCGCGACGAAACTGGTGAGCACGAGCGCTATCACAAGAACACGCGCCTGGGTATCCATGTCTAGACCCTTTCGGTGGGTGGTTGACTCATGTGTCGATTGTACCTGACCCCTGAGAGGGCGTCGAGTCGTCCTCGATGATCTGCGCCACGATGCGCCACTTGATTTTGGTTGGGCTGGTAAACACCAGCGCGTGACGGTCTAGTTCCACCATCTCCATCTTCCAGCCGATCGCCCTGGTGTTCGTGTCGAGTCGCGGCCAGTCCGCCAGGATGGCCCCCATAATGAGCCCCTCCACGAACGGTCCAAGCTGACGGTTGGGGTCGTCTTCTGCGCTCACGACACCACCCAGCCCGCGTCGAGGCCGCACTGCCCGTGACAGGTGCCGCGCTTGTCGCTGTTCGGGTCGTGCATCTCGCCGGGGTCATCGTCGGTGAACACCGCCTCCCCGCACAGCTTGCACTCTCCCAGCAGATCGATCTCACCGCCGATGAGGTTCCACGTGCTCAGACGTGGAAGCACGAAGTCATCGAGCGCCCACCCGTAGACATCCTCGCCTGCAATCACCGTCGTTCGCTCATCGGAGAACAGCACGGAGTAGTTTGTGGGCAGGTAGCGCGAAATGACGATAGCGTCTGTGCTCTGAATGCGAGCGTACCGCATCGTGACCCTCCTATCGGAGCATGTGTCGCTCGATCTTGACATTTTCAAGCACGTCCCTTCTGGGAGGGTAATCCCGAAAGTGGGCAGATAGCCCCTCGCCGTCGCCGTATTCCGATTCGAGCAGAAAGTCGCGCAGCGCGCGTAACTGATCCCTGCGCGTGGGAGGAAGACGAAAGTAGCCGATCGGCCAGGTGAACTCGTCCCCGTCCCACCATGAGGCGACGTAGATGTACCTTTTGGTGAGCGGGAGCGGCTGGAGTTCTACGTCGGACATGAGTCGAACACCACGATGCGGCCCATCCTCCGCATGTCCACGATCTTGTCGAGGATGGGATGGATTGAGTCGCCGTGGTGAGCGAGGTCACCCTCGATCCACAGGTTGTAGAACGGGCCGAGTGGGAACTCGGCTGGTTCGGTCTCGATCCTGATGATGACCATGCTGCTACTTCTCCAGTTCCTCCCCAAGCTTGATCAGCGCCTCGATCTTGTCGCGTTCGAGGTAGCGGTGAATGGTGATGCGCTGGTAGCTCTCGTTGTGGTGGTCGTTCAACCCCTCTCGGGTACCGATGGGCGGCTGATGGTCAACCCGTTGCCTGCGCTTGAACTTCGCAGGCGCGATGGGCTTGGGTAGCTTCTTGACGCGCTTTCGACGCGGCTTCGGCTTCGGCGGCTTGATTCCGAATCGATCGGCCACGCACTTTTCGCGCAAGCAGAACTGCCCGTCACACGGGTAGCCACATGCTTCGCACAGGGTTTCGATCTCAGGCACGACGCCCCCTTTGGGTGGTTGACTGACCTACCCATAGGTTACCGCATGTGCGAGAGGGCGGTTCATGAGACCGGTGGTGGAATCGTAACCGTCTCAGTCACGGTGTCCGTCTGCGTCACGGTGTCCGTCTGCGTCTGGACGATGGTCGTGGGCACCGTCAAGGTGATCGTGGTCCCGCTCACGACCGTGGTTCCAGTTCCCGTCTCGGTGACCGTGGTGACCCTGCCAGGGGTGGTGATCGTTCGGACGATCGTGCCGTCCACGGTGCGCGTCGTCGTGCGTCCAGGCCCAGTGACCGTCTGGCCAGGGACGAAGGTGCTGGTCGTTCGCAGCTCCGTGTGCGCTGGTACCGTCACCGTCCTCCCATTTCGGGTGTACGTGCGCGCCGGGACATGCACCGGCCTGGTCGTGATGATCGTCTTACCCTTGATCGTCCTCGTGACCAGCGGAACTCCCTTTGCGCCCGCGTGCGCAGCCTTCGAGGCCAGCATCACCCCGCCGATCGCGCACACGATCACAGCCAGAACCGCTAGAGGGACACTCCAGCGTGCCGGTATTCCGTGCCTCATTGCCCAACTCCTACTGGTGGTTGACCTGACCTACGTCAGTAGTTTACGTCAGCCGCAAGAGGGAGTCAGTTGGGGTGTACCTCCCTCTCTGCCGCCAGCTTCGCATCCACGAGCCGCCCCGAAATCTCAAAGGCCACGTGCTCGTTAGCGGGGATGCGCATCGTGCCCATGATGATGGTGCCCTGGCAGTGAGGACATGTGAAGTGCCCCTCTCCAATCGCGGGTTCGGGTGCATCCTCGGGCATGCCGGAGTCGCACTTCATGCTGTTGTACATCGCCCGCAGGCCAGCGATCCCTTCATCCAGATACGGATCTATGTACGGCTCACGCATCGGGCGCGGAATGCGATGGGAGCCTTCGGATGGTTCAGGCATCGAGATACCTCCTTGCGAGGACCAGCCCCGCGTCGTTTGAGCCGACCGTGCGAAAGCGGCCAATGATTCGCCACATCTCCAACACTTCGTCGGCGGTGAATCCATACGACAGCCACGGTGAACGTTCAGCCGCACATCGCAGGTGCTTGTTGAAGTAGCCCTTTCCAGGGCTGTACTCGATCATCGATCCTTGCAGCTCGCCTTTACACAGGCAGCACTTGCCAGGATGCCGAGCGAGAATCATGTGTTGTGGCGCCCAGACACAGGCGTCTGGCATCAGGGGGCATACCGCCAACTCGTATTCGGCGGAGTATTCCCACAGCCCCCAGCGTTCGAGTCGGTAGAGAGTCACCGCAGTTCGGGCTCAAGCGCCCCTTCGGGCACCTCGCTGGGCAAGACCTCAGCAACCTTGTAGGTGAACCACACGGGCGGGTTGACCCCGTAGGTCTTGATGAAGCGATCGTGCAAGCGCAGCTTGCGGTTCGGATCACCGAGCGGGTCGTGCATGTAGCGCGTGCGCGTCTCCCCAAGCTCAGGCATGAGACCCCTTTCGTGGTTGACTTGACCTGCGCACAGTGTACCCCATCGCTCAGAGGATGCTCGACCACGTGTAATCGAGCCTGCGGTCGTCGGCGTGTCGCGTGAGTACCAACACCTACGCGACCACTCCAACCCGTGAGGCTCGCATTGGCTTGCGGCACACGATGGGCGTGAAACTGGTCAAACCTCGACCCACCGACCTACACTCCCTCCGGTTTGGTGGGCCAAAGGAGGGGGGGCGACCCCACCTGCGGGTCGCCCCCCTACTCGCAACCGCGCGCTTGGGGCTACGCGGCTGCGACCTCGGCGGGGGCCTCGGCGTCCGCCTCGGGCTTGGTCTCCGGCTCCGGCTCGACCTCGGCCGGGGTGGAGATGACGACCAGGTAGCCCGGCCGCATCGCGAAGTGGAACCGCGTCTTCACGACCGGCCCACCGTCGAAGCGGATGCGCGGGAGCGTCTGCACGCGTCCACCCAGCTCGACCTGATCGACGTGCGTGACCACGCCCTCGCGGCCCTCGAACTTCGTGCCGTTGAAGATCGGCGCGAGTGTGACCCGGCTCCCCTTCTTGGGCACGTCCTTCGACGGCTTCTGGTGATCGGCGATGGCCGACTTGCGCGCGGCCTTGGCCTCGTTGTCGGGCATCTCCGCCACCCGCGCGTCGAGCGCCCCCGTGAACTCCTGATCCGCATCCTTCACCGCGTTGATCAGGCGCTTCTTGATCACGTCATTGCTTGCCATATTCGTCAGTCCCCTTTCGTGGTAGGTGATAGTAACTGACATGAACCATGATACCTGTTCGCCGAGATGGTCCTAGACCTCTATACAAAATCCGGTCCAACGTAGGAACATCGCGCACGCTTACCCATAGTCTCAAATCTCGGCGCGCTATGCCCATCTCGGAACTAACCATTCCGGCTCACACAGCATGGTGCCCTATGACGACTTTGACATAATCCCATTTTCCCCTCCGGGCATATATGCCGGATTCGTTGGGAAAAGTAGATGTGGCCTGAAAATCAGGATGGCGGCGTCTCAAACACGTGCCACACGAGCGAGCCGCCGTACATCAGACACGAGCCGACGTACTGCTCTGAATCGTCGTGGATGGGCTGCCCTGTGCAGCGAACAGTGAACCGTCGAGGCACCACGCCGCGCTCTGGATCAACCAGCATCCACAGCGACACGACCGAGCCAAGCCCCTGATCGTCCACGAACAGAACCTCTGCGCCTTTCGGGATGGTGAGATCGGTAGGCTCGTCCTGGATCGGTAGGTGGTACTTCCACACCGTTCGCATAGCCCCCCTTTGGAGAGAAATGGGGGCCGGATCGCACCCGGCCCCCGGTCGTCACGTGGCCCGGCTGCCTCGCACGCGCTGTGCGATCAGAGCCAGCCCGCACAACCCGCCGATCACCACGACCCACAGAGTGAGCCCTGCGATCACCATGCCAAGGGCGACCACCGCGACGACGATGGCGGGGATGAATCGCTTCACGTTCACCTCCCTAGTTGAGCGGGACACGGCCCGGTCCGTTGCAGGCGTAGCGCCCGCAGTAGTTGGGGTCACTCGCATGTGCCGTGAGATACGTCTGCTCGATGTACCCCACGCCCGCCACGCACCCGACACCGGCCGAGGCCGTCAGCCAGGCCGCAACAGCCCCAGCCGGAGCGTTGGCTGCGAATGCCAGGCCGAAGCCGGTGCACGAGGCAGCCGTACCGTTCAGGGCCAGGATCGTGTGCAGGTTCCACGTCTGCCAGTTGAACAGCTCCCACACCGCCGGGTTCGGAGTCCCGTTCGGTTGCCGTCCCTGCGACACGAGGAACTTGCCGTAGCAGTGCATGTCGCCGCCCGAGTACCCATCGCGGGGACCCATGCGGGCGTGGTAGAACGCACCGCTACTGTTGATCTTGTCGAGATCACCGAAGTGAATCCCGCACTGGCCACTTACGCCCTGAGCGTTGGCCACGCTCGGAACTGCGAGGATTGCGATCCCCGCTAGCGCGACTATCAACGACAGTCGCTTCGCCATATGACCCTCCTCTGCCCTACGCGGTCGGTATTGACCGCGCGTACACATAGTGTACGGTAGGCTCAAGATGAGACTAACGATTCCGTTTGACCGGTGATCGTCTCTTACGCTTGGGCTTTGTTTCAGGTTCTGGTTCAGCTTCGTTCTCACCGAACTTGAGTGCCCGAATCTCTGCGTGCTTGATCGTGTGGTAGACGTGGGCGTAAGCCTCTCCGTCGCTTGGCCACACCATCGTCTTGCGCCACCGCCCGTCCTCAAGTTCGTACACGTGGCAGCCGTTATGGTGCGGCTCCAGCCGGAACTGACGACGGGTGGTGGCGCTGACGATCCTCAGCTCTTGACGCGGGGCGTCCGCTTCTTCTTCTCCGGAGGATTGACGATGATGGGCGGTGGTGGACTCGAGACCGCGCCTGCCTCATCGTAAAAGCTGCGATTGGAGGCGCTGTTCGAGTTCAGGTAGCTCTGGGTACTGCCGCTCGTCGTACCGCTGTTGGTCGCCATCCCCGCTGGGGTAGCTGGGGTAGCGAGCACCGACCGAGCGGCGATGCCGACCGACATGGCGGCACGCTTGGCCTGCATCTCATCAAGCCCTGCGGCCGTGTAGACAAACGACCAGTTGCCTTCCTTCTCCTTGTCTGCGATCAGCTTCCTGATCGTGTCCTCGTTCCAATCCTGCGATGCGTTCTCCAGCCCATCGGTGAAGATAACCACCAGGGCGCGATCGCCCTTCTCCATCTTTCTTTCCAGGTTGCGCACCGCCTGACCGATACCGTCGTACATGGGCGTCATCCCGCTGGGTGTGTACTGCGCCATCTTCGCGTCCAGTTTGTGCGGGTCCTCGTCGTCCCACACGGTGTACGCGCCGTTCTCGTACTGCGTCCCGAAGAACAGCAGCGAGAAGGTGACGCGCTCGTGCTCACTCGCGGTCTTGATCTGCTCATCAATGAAGCGGTCGCCCTGCTCCTTCAAGTGGGCCATGCTGCCGCTCTCATCCCACACCAGCGCGATGCGGGTGTGGCCCGCAAACGCCTGCGGCTTCTTCTTCGCTCTTGGCACGGTGTCCTCCATCTTTCGATTGTGAAAAATGGGGCGGGACGTTGGCGCACCCGTTGCCAGGGCCAGCGTCCCGACCCTCCACCGGCTCCATTCCGTCGAACGGCCAGTGGTTTGCACGTGCTACTGCACGGTACACCCTCTACGAGCCTACGTCAACCTTTCCGCTTCCAATCACGAAACTCGCCTTCTTGACCAGGGATGAACCCGCCGAACTCGCTGTCACCCTCATCGACGGTGCGCATCCCGCACTCCAAGCACATCGGCTCCATCTCTGGAACCTTTGCGATCATGGCTTGCGAGGCGGGCGACAGCCACACCATCCGCTCGCAACCCTCACCCTTGCACGCCATCAGGATCGAGCCATCGATCCCCCCGCCGTCCTCGGGTGAGGTTGAGATCAGGATCTTGCGGTCCTCGTCAGCCATCGGCGCGCGTCACGTGAACTGGCAAACGCATGCTCGTCATAACCCGCGCTGCGATCTCTGCGTTTTCCGCGCTCACTCGGTACGTCACGTCCCAGTCCTTCAAGTGCGCTGATGTCTCAACTCGCGGGAAGATGACATGAAACGACTTGAGCCATTGTCTCCACTCGTCGCGCCTAATGATGCGCAGTTTGTCTCCTGGAAAGAGCTTCAACTGCTGACCGTACACATCCCTGGCGGTATTCTCACCGGCCTGGCTGCCCTGGCCTCGCAGGTCAGTCCACTCACCGTCAACCGACTGGCGCTGAACGATGTGTCCACAACGGTGGTCGCTGGTGCTGTTCCCGTTGATCGACTCAGGATCTAGTACGTGGGCTGGTGGCTTATATGTCATCGCAAACTCCTTTCACTCGCGTGCCGATACCTGATCCCAATGTGCGAGTTCGCCTGCCCTGATGTCTCGCTCGTCCACTCTCAGAACCCCACTGTCCGGCTTACGTGGCATGGTGCCCGTTCATTCACCTGGACGACCATTGTCGTCCCATTCTCGCATCAGATCAGCCAGTTCGCCAGGCTTGAGTGCGCGAAGGTCTTCGACCTCCTTCTCCTTGTCTGCCCACTTGAGAAACAGTTCCGCGTCGAACGCTGAATCGAACACTGGCCCAAACGCGACTCCGCTCGTGCTGTCGAACAGGGCGACAACGCCCTCGTCAGCCGTGATCCGTACTCCCATGCGTTCCCTTTCTGGCTTGCGGTTGATGATCGCCCCTCGCTCGATCTGTTCGACAGTGACCGCCCTGCGTGGAAAGGCTTCATGCCACTTCCCCAGCCTGGGGTCGCACAGGGAACACAGAGCGGGCTCACCCGGCTGACGCACGTTGTACATAGACAGAGCCGTGTTCTCCATCACGTTGCATTGGTCACATGCGAACAGCGATATATCGCCCACCCTCTCTCATTCGCCGTGTATGTCTCCCAATCCAGGTGCGCGCTCGGCACGATTCCACCCCTCGGGCTTCTCGCGCCAGTCCTCGGGGGGCTTGACACCCCACTTGTCCTTGCGATGGTCACGCAGTTCGCCGAGCATCACGGCTGCCTGTTCCTTATCAAGCCCCGGCCCGCCCTCCATCACCGCCCAGCTAATCAGGGACGCCTCGTACACCGCGTTGGCTGCTGCCTCGTGCACCAGTTGAGCGTGATCGCGGGCGTCGTCTGGTGACTGCTGCCATCGTGCGATTTCAACGCCGTGCATGTCTCGGTAGATGAACTGAACGATGGGCTCGCCGTTGCGAGCGGCCACCACCCCTTGCACTTCCAGGAACCCCTTATCAGCCACGTGATTGTCGGCTTGAGTGGTACAGGTACAGGCCGTATGCGATCAGGATCAGTCCGACCACAACGTACACATACAGGTCTGCACCTGTGAATGGCAGAGAGGCTCCGCTGTGCGGGCCACCAGACGGACCACCGCCGGTCGTGTGACCGAGATGTCCACCCGTGTCGTACTGGTCGTTAGCTGGAGTAGCCATGGCTAGTTCACGTAGTCCTCGTAATCAACCCCGCTGCGATAACGCCGCACAAGGGCGTCACCCTTCTTCTCCGCGATCGCGTTCGCGCGGCAGCAATCCACCTGACCGTTGCCGATGATTTCGCAGATCAGGTCGAGGCACTCGATCTCCAGTGGTGTGAGCTGCCGCGCCTTGGTGTCCACGTCCGACATGCGTTCCTTGATCGAGGTGAGATCGGTGTCCAACTGCGGGTCTGGCATTGTGCTTCCCCTTTCGTCGTTTGACCTTGACTACCCATAGTGTACCCTAATGGTTAGAGGGCACCGCGATGCGAAGTAGTGTGGCCAGTCACGATTGCTTCCGCCGTAGCCGTCGAGCCTTTTCGAGCCACTGTCCGGTCATCCTGAACTGCTCGGCGTGCTGAGAGCAATAGATGTCCATACCGTTGTGCCAGAGCACGGTGCCCGGATTTGTGCAGCCGTTGTAGTCGCAGATGATGGCCGCGCGTTTGGGAGTCGCGTCCGTCACCAAGTCACCACGCCTTTCGCTAGCGCCCAACCGATGCAACCGCCGACGAAGATACCCAGCCAAAACATCCCGGCGAGGCGAAGCTCCATCCGAATCCAATGGTCGTCGGAGACGCGATTCATTCTCGCGCGGCCAGTCATGATCGTCCCCGCCGCTCGGGCCGTCCCCCGTCAGGACCGCGCCTGCCGACGCGGCGACTAGTTTCCCCACCACTGGCACGGAACCTAGGCGTGCAGGTGGGCAGGACGATCACTATCTGTACGCGAGTCATTGTCGCGTGGCCTCCTGCGGCGGAGACTTCGCGGTAAACCCGGTGATCTCGCCATCGCGGTCACGGTGTACGTGCCACGAATCAGGTTCAGCGCCCTTCTCCGGCCCCCAGGTGCAGAAGCCGTGGCAAGTGGGACAGGTGTTCGAGATCTCGGGCCACGGATCGCCGCACAGGACGCATACGCGATTGCTGGTCACGTTGCCATCCACCAGGCCAGAGCGCCGACCGTGGCGAACAGGATCGGCGCGGTCAGGAGCGCCGTCGTCCAGTACCACCACGGGCGAATGTCAGCGCAATCCCAGGGGCGGAACCACGGCACGCGATCAGGTGGAGTGTTCACTTTGGCTCCTGGACTGGGTTTGCGGGGTGCGACTGTCCAGATTCTACCCACGAGATATCCAACCCCTCGTGGTCGTCCCACTCCAGCGTGTACCCGGTCACAAGATCGGTGACGAACACGCCATCGCAGACCCCGGCCTTGTTGAAGCAGACCTCGATGTCGAACTGACGGATGTGCCACTCGTACTGCTTGCCGCCGCTGTCGAGCGGAACAATGGACGGCTGAGAGGGCTTGGACGCTTCTCTAGACTCAGACATCGTCCTCCTTGCTAAGTTCGTCAATCGCCTCGATCACGTACCGGTCGGCCATTTGGAACACGCAGTACAACCCAAGCCACAGCACCCCAAACAGCACCAGCAACGCCACTACTCCTCGCTCCCACTCAGGCATTTTAGGCTCCCTTGATCTTCTTGGTGACGTAGGCCAGCGCCTCAACCGGTGTGTGCGTCTGCCAGTACACCCAACTGGCGGCAACCATGAACGCTCGGTATGCCTCGTCATGGGCTTCATCTACTGGGCTCGGCATCGAGCCTCCCTTATCCATCTTCGGATCGTCTGCTCACTACGACCATATGCTCCTGCCGCACTCGTCACACCGTGTTCACGCGCATGGGCGACACCGCGAGCGCGATAGATGAGCCACTTGTCATGATGGCTCGTCATCGTCTGAGCATACCCTTGATACTCCCCCACAGTCGCTCGCGCCTGGTCGGATAGTAGCGATCGATGGTAACGCCTTGCCGAATCACAGGCCCAGCAACGCCCACTACTAGATCACCTGACCGTGGCATGAGTGAGAGCTGGTTCGGGTTGGGCGGAGGTACCTCCTCACCACCCCGTAATCGCTTGATCATCTGGTCGAGCTTCCAGCCCTGATGGTTGCAGTAGGCGCAGATATAGTCGCCACACGAGTCCCAATCATCTCGATCGTCCAGCTCGGCGCGTCCTGTCTGCTCGACCACGTATTTTTGGCCATCCCACGTGACCGCAACCGGTCTGTAGGCGGACAGCGTGCCCAACTGCGAGAACGCATCGTCAGCCGAATGCCCGCAGTTTACGCAGACAACTTCTTCTTGATCGCTCTGATCATCGGGCCAGCGTACTTCTTGACTCCCTTGCTGTTCCAATCGATGCTCTCCTTCCAGCTCACATCCGTCGTGGGCGTGTAGACCAGATGCACCCCGCCCAAGTCATAGCCCCAGGGCGGATCAGCGTCAGCGCCAAGCACAATGCCATCAGGGACCACGAGTGAGCGGTGCGGGCGCGAGTACGCCCCTAGGTCTGAGTCGATAAACGCATCGTCCAGGCGCACGATCAGGTGACCGGCCCACTTGCCCGACTCGGCCGGTTGGTCTGCAATGGTGGATACGCCCCACGCTCCAAGCTCCTTGCCGTGCTCGACGCCACCTGGATACCCAGCCTCGATCCAGTCAGCCATCGCCTGGTTGATCACGTGAATCTCCACCGGCTGTGGCGTGGCCGCGATTTCGAAGTAGCCGAGCACCTCGATCGCGATCCTAGTTGAGAGAACGCAGGTCGAAGTCTCGCGCACCTGGGACTGCACCAGGGGGCGCATCATGTGAGCGACGGCCTCAGCGATGAACAGCTCGCCTTCCTGCACGCCAGATCACCACCCCAAGCCCCAGCGAAAGCTCGCGCAGTAGCCAGAAGGGCAGCGTCAGCCACACCCACCACGGCGATCCCTGCCTGCGTCCGACCCTGGTCGCCCGGTACACCCCATACAGCATCGCTGCGAACAGGTAGACGGCGACCACTCCGGCAACAAAGACCATGATCCACACCGGGGTCATCCAGCCGTACACCTGGAACAGCTTGACCGTCGCGTAGGTCAGGATGACGGTGGGCACGACCAGGCCAACCGCCGACTCGATCTGATGCTTGTACTTCTTCTCCAGCTTGACCAGCACGACCGGCAGCACCGTCACCGCCACGGCGGCGGGTATTTGCCACCACAGACCGTTCATCAGTTCTGCTCGGCCCTCGCCACCTTGGCCTGCTCCTTCATCGCAGCCAGCATCGGATCGACAAAGCGACCTTTCATGCCATCGAACGGTCGCGCATCCCAATCGCTCAAGATCGGAGGGGCGGTGTTGGTGCGGTTGATCTTGGCAGAAGCCGTGTACATGTGCCCCGACCAGTCAGCCACGATTACCTCCAGCACCTCGAACCGATCGGGATGATCGCTTGGCATGGTGTTGGGCCTTTCCGAGTGCTGTTTCATGTCAATCGCCCAGGCGTTGAACGCAAACCCGAATGTGCGAGCGTTCGTCTCCCTGATCACGCGCGGCACGATCCAGGTGGCCAGGAAATCCTTGATCCGCGGGTCCATGAGCACATCGATGTAGAACACGTGTACGGAGCCATCGACGCACTGGATGGCCATGAACTGACTCCAGTCATCATCGGGGGCGTCGAACCTCTCCGCCAGATCGCCCTGGTGGCCCTCGATCAGTTCGCCGAACTCCTCGCACGACATGAACTCGCTGCCCGCCTCCATGATCATCAGCGCGGGAATGACCCCAATACCGCTGCTGTCGAAGGCTTCGTCAAGCGCGCGTCTAAGATCCTCGTCCACACCAACCTCCCTGTGGTCGTTGACTGACCCTATAGGGTGATGGTATCGCACCCCCTAGAGGGCAATCAAGTAGAGGTGTCGGCCCCGCGAATCTTCGGTCGTCCAGGCCCACGCGGGATGCCACCAGCCATGCGGATCATGTTGTCCCACGCCCCGAACCGATCGAGCACCGTCTGATTCGATGGGTGCAGATCGGTCGCATGTCGCCACTCGCTCGCAGTCGGCCACTGCCCATGTCTGGAGTAGTGGCGACGAGCGGCGAGGAGGATCTCAGCCTGCTGGTAGCGCCTGGGCACGTCTACGAGGCTTGGACTTCTTCGGCGCTCTCGACCCGGCGCTTCGCAGCGGCCAGCTTGGTGGCCTCAGACCGCGACCGCATCTTCACGCCGCCCGCACGCAGCTTGGCTGCGATCACGTTCGGGTGGATGCCCGCGACGGGCGCGATCTCGTAGGGGCTCTGGCCATCGAGGTACATCTTCTTGATGTCCACCCAACTGATCAGCGGCCTACGGCGCGGTCGGCCCTTCGCGCCCCACGACTTGAGCGTCTGACGGGAGACGTGCAGTTCGGCAGCCGCAGCCGTGATCCCGATCTGCTCGCAGCGCTTGAGTGCCTGCTCTCGGAACGACTGTGGATACTGGCGTTCGAGCACCATCGCGCGAGCTTCCTCGCGTGGCCTGGCTTCGACCCCAGCGTCGGACAGAGCCTTGTGGACCGCCTGCTTCGACACGCCGAATCGCATCGCGATCTCAGGCATGGTCCGTCGATCCTGGGTGTACCAGGCTACGGCTTGATCCACGTCGATGACTCCGTTGCCGGGGCCACCAGTATGAACGGCTCGGTCAGCCGCCTCAGCGCCACTCCATGGCCCTCGCACAGCTTCCGATCCCGTCCCCCGAATCGCAGCGTCATCGTCGCCGTCAGGGGACAATGCTTGATCTGGCACATCTCACCTCCTTTTCCCCTCAAGTATAAGTCTGACTGACACTCCGGTCAAGCTACCGCAACGTCTCCGCGTACTTGCGAAGAATGGGGTGGGTCTCCTTTGGGAGCTTGCGGGCCAGCTTGCGCACCGCCACACACTCTCCCCGTGAGCAGGGACACCACTTCCGCCACGGGTTCAGCCGGTGTGCGTAGTGGGTCCAGTTGTACCCGTTGCCCCTGATGTACTCGGCCAGCATCTGGAGCTGGTCGTCGTTCAGGCGTAAGTCGCGCGAGGCATTGGTCGTCTCCGCCTGGATCGTCGCCTGATCTTTGGTCATGGTGGTCATCGTCTCACTTCCTTTCGGTGATCTCGGTGTCGGGAGTCAGCCCCACATCGACCAGTTCCTCCGCGATCAAGTCTGAGTCGGTGACGACCAGGCCGCGTCCGTCGAGGTAGTCGAGCAGCTCGCTAATGGTCATCTTCTCACCATCGAGAACCTCTGTAGTGATACCCGGCGACCCAGCCCCACCAGAAGAACAGCACAGCGACGATGGAAGTCATCATGAAGCCCCTCGCGTGGTGGTTTACCCTGTCACCTATAAGTGTACCTGTTGTCTGAGAGGGGCTCAGGTCGCCATCCCACAGGGGTCGATTTCATGTAGATGAAAACAGTTGGGATGCAGGTTCACGTACTGCTCAACCGGTGGCAGCAGGATGCCGAACGTCAGCTCGCTAGGCAGAAGCTTGTACCGGGCCTGCCCGATCTCATTCCAAGTCGGGTAGCGGTCGGCGTGACTGATCGACATGTGCCACCAGCTACGAAGGCTGCCTGAGTCTGGTTCCCGGCTGACAATGATCGGGCACTCGCCCAGCTTCCACAGGCCGACAAGCATTGCACCCTGTTCGGCGTACATCTGCGTGATGCGCACATCGTCGGGCATCCGCCGCAGCGGCAGGGGTTCACCTAGGGATGGCTGTGTCAAGGACTCCCTCCTTCATCAACTGTTCGGCCATTTTGGCCATCTCGCGCGATCGGGCCTCACGCTCCTCGTCCTGCTCATGCGAGCGCATTGCTACCCGTCGTGGCTCATTCTCGATGTCTGACTCCCTTCCGCCCCACATGGCGACGTTGCGCAGCGTGGCCTTGAACACCTGATCGGCAAGGAACAGCACCTCGGCGATGACTTCCCTGTTCGTCCAGTAGTGGCCCATCTCAGTGCCCCACGGCTCGCGTCCAAACCGGGCGGCATATTCGGCCTCGACCGAGGGCGAGCGCAAGTCGCCCGCGTGTGCGCAGTCGAAGCCAAGCCACCACTGGCCGTCCACCAGCTCGCCCGCGTAGGTGAGCCCGCCGTGGACCTCAACCTGAGCCTCGATCGTGCGCAGCCACGGCTCCGGCCCCTCGCGGTTGACCCCAGCCAGAGCCCCCAGGAGCGAGATGCGATCGTAGTTGATCTCTCGCTCCTCGATCTGCTCTGCAACCGTGCTCGGGTCGTCGTAGTCCTTGAGCCACCAGGGATGGCCGGGAGGAACCCGGACGTACCCGCAGCGGTGCCCCATCGGCGTCATCAGAACCTGGCAGTCGTAGCCCTTGTATCTCCAATCACGCTCGATCTTCACTGATCGTTGCCTAATGTCTGACATGATTTACCACATCCTTACATGATTTTCAACGGATTGCGGTATGGCGGTCGCAACGGTGTGCGTCGATGACCCAATACGTGACCATCCATACCCGCATCAAGATCCTGGCAGCAACAGGGGCGCTTGCGTTCCTCGTTGCCATGCCAGCAGTGGGAAGTCACTCGGCCACGATTACGCCGGAGCGCATCAGGGTCTCCGAGGTCTCCTCGGATTCCTGCATCAAGCTCCCTGTATCTCACCCCGGCCTCGTCTGGGCCGTGCACTTCTACCACGGAAAGTACGTCCATTGGCGCAAGCTGATGAGCAAGCCCATCCACTACCGCTACGGCGGTGTGGTCGAACAGTCGTGCTCGGTCGCCTACGGAACATGGGCGCTGAATCTCTGGCACTTCCGCTCGCATCGGGCGCATATGCACTATCTCGCGTGGCTCCAGGAGAACCCGACCGGCACCCCGGTGCAGATCGGCCGCATCCTGGCTGCACACCGAGGCTGGACAGGGAGTGAGTTCATCGCCCTGTACAACCTTTGGAACCGCGAGTCGGGCTGGAACCCGAATGCCATGAACAGCTCCTCGGGCGCGTGCGGAATCCCGCAGGCGCTCCCTTGCTCGAAGATCCCTGACCATTCGGTTCAGGGTCAGATCGAGTGGGGCTTCGGGTACATCGCCGCTCGTTATGGCGATCCGCTCAACGCCTGGGCGCACAGCGAAAGCTATGGCTGGTATTAGCCGCAGCAGGGGGGCCGGTGATCCGACGCGACACCGGCCCCCCAACCTTGTCACGGCATGGGCTCGCCGTCGATGACGAAGAAGATGCTGCCTGACCGGAGGCAGCGGAAGCAGTGCCACCGCATCGTCACCGGGTCTCCGATGGCAGTTTCCCGTTCGGGGGGCACGAGCGTGTTCGCGGGACACTCCGGGTTTGGGCACTGATGAAGGGTGAAGTGGCTGATGGCCATGTGATCCTCTCGTAAATCGTTTCCAGAAATGCAGCGACTCTTACTCCCATACCGCCTGCACGACGTAGCCGCCGAATCTGCCGGTGTTCATCTGCGCGTCGCGCCTGCGCTCTGCGGTCGCGCGGTCTTCGTGAGTCGTCTTCTCGGCGACGAACCCATCGTTATCGAGCATGGTCAGCTCCCAAAACTTGATTCGCATCCCCCGCCGAAGCCGTGGTGGCCGTAGCGGTGCAGGGCCGTGACCAAGCGGGTGCTTCATCGTGGCCGGTTCGCCATCGTCCACTGCCAGTGTCTGCGCATCATGGTGGCTGGGGTCATATCCGCTTGCAGGAACGACCCGGATACCCTGGTCATCAGACTCAGGAGCTGCTCGTCACGGATGCTGTCGAGAGCCTTCTGTTGGGTCGCGTTGAGCCAGCCCTTGGTGCCGATTAGAGCCTCGCCCTCGTCCGTGAGGCGGTAATGGTACGCCTCGTCGGGGTTCCGCTCAACCGCACCGTACCGGCTCATCCAGGCCATGCGCACGCACACGCAGCGGATGGGGTTATCGTGCTGCAAGCCGCACCGACTGGCGATCAGCTCTGCGCTCGCCCATCCTGAGTCGGTGTCGGTCAAGTCCCTGACGATGTTCAGCAGCTCTATGTCGTTGAACTCTCTGAGTGCGAGACTGTAGGGCTTACTCGGCATCCATCACCGACCACAACATCGCTCTGCCCTTTCCGTCCGCACGTCCAACCTTGCGCGCCATGTGACGGACGCGCAGGATCTCCAGTGACCGGTTGACGGTCTCACGGCTCGTGTGCAACGCCTCCATGAGTTCCGTGCTGCCGACATCCTCGGTGTCGTGGTCGCGCAAGTAGTGGAGCACGCGTGCGATCATGTACTCGGACACGCCCTTGGACTTGTGGCCGCGACTCTTGGGCTTGCGCCCGTTGCCGTTGTCGTCGTTCGGCTCGGGCTCGGGCTGATCCTCCTTGGTTGCCTCGACATCCTGTACGTCCTTGACCGCGGCTGCGAGCATCTCCATCACTCGCAGTTCAACCGCGATCTCAAGCGCGCGGGCCACGACCTGCTCCTGCTCCGCGATGAGCGCATCGCGGCGCGCGAACACAGGCCCCAACGCCGCGAGCGCCAGGTCAGCAGTTTCAGACACCTTCCACCCTTTCGGTTGACTACCATGTGCGTACACAATATCACCTACGGTAGAGGGTCTGCATAGGAACGCAAAGAGGGGACCGAAGTCCCCTCTAAGCCATCCCCACTCCGAAGCGCACAGTTCTACGCGCTCACCTTCCGAACCTTGTCACTGTCCGTCTCGTTCTCACGCGCCAGAACCTCGTTCAGAAGCTCCAGGTGCATGCTGGTCACAACGTCGATCGCACGCTGGAAACCGATGCGCTTGGACTTGCTCGCGACCTCCGCCTCCAGCCTGTTCTTCACATCGACCAGTGTCGCTGCCTTGACTGCCAGTTCGCTCGCCATACGTTCACCTCCCTTCCCCCTGAATGATGCTGCATATTCTACCAGGGTTTACGAGGCGACGTATGCTCCAACGACATCTTCATCGCGCCTGCGACTGTGCTCTTTCTCCCATCGAGCGAACTTCACCATCCAGTCGTGCTTCCAGCATCCCTGCCAGTTGACGCGCTGGCTGTACTTTCGCAGCAGCCTGGTGTGCTGCGCGAGTTCGTCCGGGTCAATCGAGGGCCAGATGTCATGCCAGGCTACGTGCCATCTCGTGTTGCGCGGCCATGTGACCGTGTAGGCGTCCGCCTGGTGGATGGTGACGCGAGAGTCATCCGCGAAGTGGGGGCCGATCAGGTCGATCACGTCCTGTTCGATCTCCACCACATCGACGTGCTCGACGCACCCACCCTGATGCTTCATGAGGATGGCTCTGAGGGACACGCCGAGTCCAAGACCGTTGATCAGCACCCGGCCATGGGCGCGGTCGATGAACTCCAGGTGATCCTGGATTTCCGCCTGTGTGTCGGACATGACCACATCCCGGTTCTTGAACATCAGCTTGGTGTACTCGCCGGGGGTCACGTGCAGGCCCACATCTGGGTGATTCAAGTTGTGCAGCGCAGCCCAGGCGGGCTTGATCTCATACCTACGCACCGCCCAATCTCCAACCTCGGCCACTGGCCACGGCACCTGATACTGCCGCCACCAGTCGCGGTGGAGCAGGCGGGTCACGGCGGGCTTGCTGCTGCGACCGATCAGGCTGTAATCCACCACCTCTGCGATGTCGATGCAGCAAGGGTCAGCCACATCCTTGCAACACCACGGCTCTGGCTTCATCTGCGTGCCTCGCGGATCTTGCGCTCACGGCGCTTACAGGCCACGTGGTCCTTGCACAGGTACCCGGCCGTGGGCGACTTGCGAAACTCAGCGGTTGCGCCCATTGTGCCGCACCGCTTGCATGTTGCCATCGTCTCCCCTTTGTTTGTCGTTCGCATGTCATTATACGGGGTCACTTAGACCGTCCGAAACCCTATCAAGATGTCTCCTTCTGAATCCCATCCTACGACATCGCCCTCGAACATCTGATGCACTCGGCCCTTCACTTCGATCTTGATCGGCCCTTTCAGAGTTACCCACTTGATCTCGCCGATCTTACGGTCTTTGCAACCCGTGCGCTTTGAGGAATAGTCGGAAGGCATAATCCTTGTCAATCCCTATCCGTTCGGCGGCTGCATCGAAGGCCATGTCGTACTCCTGCGACACTTCGAGCACCACGTTCAGTATGGCTTTCTCGCTGTTGGTCAGGCCGTCCATGGCTTGGTCAAGCTCCGGTGGTGTTTGTCGCACACTCTGATCTCTACTTTCTTACCGTCGAATCCAGAGCTGACGTACAGCGTCTGAGTGGCTTTGTCTCCGCAGCCATCCCAGTCGCAGCTTCCATCACTCCGGTGGTGGGCTGGGGCGTTCGACACGGTATTTCCAAAGTCCCTTCGACACGTACTCTCGCTCCACCAAGTGCGAGCCGAAGCGCGCCTTGCGCAGATCACGCAGACGGGCAGACACCGACGCCTCGGGGTAGCCGGTGACCAGGCTGATTTCAGCCAGTGTGCGCCAGCGACCGTCGAGCATCAGTGAGCGCACGCGCACCAACTGGCGGCGAAGCCGGTCTCCGTCACGCTCTGGGTTGAAGGTGCCTCCGTCGATGGCGATCTGCCTCACAGCGTCGTCCCACAGGGTCAGGTCTCGCGCTCCCTTTCGGGGCTTACCCACGACTCAGGCACCACGCCAGCTCCCCCACAGGTGGGGCAGGAGAGCTGCTCGTCGGGGTCCATCGATGACTCGCAATCGGGGCATGGGATCTCCTTGTCGATCTGAAAAAAGCTCACGACCACCCTTTCTGCTCGCGCTGGTGAGCGCGTACTGTACGCCCTCGCAATCTCGGTGCGGCTGACACCTCGCCGTTCTCTGCGGCGTGTTTGATCAGCGAGGAGCAGTCGGGACACTCGTAGCGAAGGATGTCCAGATTCATGCCTGGATCGACCCTCCCTGTCTCACGTAGTTCTATGCCCTGCCACTTGCGTTCCTCGGCTTTGTCCCAGTGAAACAGTGTGCGCGTCTTCATCTCGTTGGCGATTTCATCGTGGCGACGGCGGAGATTGTGAACCTCGACCAGTCCAGCATCGGCGTAGGGCTGGATGCGATTCGAGCGCGCATAGTCGGAGAACTGATGGATCGCCAGGTGCTCTCGCAGAAGGTGGCGGGTGCAAAGCAGACCGGGTGGAATGTTGGTCACCCTCATATCAAGCCTTGGTTTGTTAGCCACCTTCGCACTTCCGGCCAGCAATCGTCGCACACGACACCCCGATCCTCTGGCTTCGCAACTGCATCTCCGAACATCGCAACGGCCTCGGCTAGAGCATCCTCATGGGAGGATGCACCCTCGAACTCCTCGTGGCACAGGTCGCACACGTACATGTTCTGAGGGTCGCTCACCAGAACCACCACAGGCGAATCGATCGCCGTCGCTTCTCGGGCAGGTACTTGCGCTTGCGAGCCGCACCCTTGAAGGCCGCGAACAGCATGCACATGACGACTATGGCTAGAACGGTGGCCGTACTACCATCTCCCCCAACGGTTGCCATGGGTTGATCCCGATCCGCTCCATGAACACCGCGAACCGATAGAGGTTTCGGCCCGCAACGCCATCGGCGACGGAGCGATAGCTCTCGCTGTAATCTCGCTCAACGCGCACCATCTCGTCCCACATGGCCGCCAAGCGCTCGGTGTCCAGGTACACCTCTGGCCTCTGCGCGTGGTGGAGACACTCGGCGCAGCCGTCGAAGTACATGGGATCAATGCTCGGGTCTGTTCTCGCGTGGTAGGAGTGCATGCTTGCCCCTTTCGGTGGTTTACCTGACTGTGCGCGAAGTGTACCATCACCGTGAGAGGGCATTCATTCGTTCCTGATAGTGCTCAAGGCAGAGTTTTTCGCTCAAGTTGAGCAGGAAATCGCTGTACAGATACAATCCCTTGCGATGACACCCCGCCCGCTGGCACGGTGTCACATCCGCCTGTGTCTTGCGTTCAACGGTCGGGTGACGGCCCCCTGATTTGTCCGGCTCGAACTCGAACCCAGCCGCTCGTACCGCTGCCCCTGCACCGCCAAACAGCGTGTGGATGGTGTTCGCCGAGGGCAGATCATTCGTGCCCCAGTCCCGAAAGTGAGGTGGGCCACCATTCCACGCGCTGAACTCCCTGATCGCTTCCAGGGCGGCGGTGATGCGGGCCTCGCGGGCCAGGCGACGGCGCTCCTGTCGGCGTTGCGTTCGCAGCCGTTTCTGGGCCTTGGTACGGGCGAGCGACTCAGGCGTTCGGGGACGCTGTAGGCCAAGCACGATGTAGGGGGTCTTTCCGTCACAGCCGATGATCTTGTGGATCTGCCAGGGCGTCTTACCCTCTGCATACAACCGCTTGATCTCGTCGTGGTCGTACAGCCTGGGACGACCAGCCTTACCCACGGGCCTTCCATTCGGGTGGGTGCCCACGGCGCAGCACAAGCCCATCGCGTTCGAGGGAGCGCAGGGCAACCTCGATGGCGGCGTAGTTGACGGGCGTGGGCATCGCGTGCATCGTGTTTGAGACTTTGGCCCCGAGTGTACGGCGAGCAGCCACAGTCAGCGCCCGCGTACTCATCACCTTCTTCTCCAACTGAGCGAGGCAGAACGCCTCCAGCTTGGTCATACGCCGAGCACCTCCTTCGCCAACACCAGCTTGCGAAACTCACCCTCAGATCCACCAGCATCAGGGTGCAGCTTCTTGGCCGCAGAGATATATGCGTCACGCGCCCGATCATCGAAGTCGAGGATGTCGCTTGCGTCGTAGTAGCCGATGATGTCCGCCAGCCACTCAGCCGCCTCACCCTTGCCCGCAAAGTGGGGGCCGGTGGTCTGTGTCAACTGACGCCAGCCCTTGTACTGCTCACCTTGCTTCGAGACGCCGTAGCGATCGACTCGACGCAGCGACTCAAGCGCCAGGGCGATAGCCCTGATGTTCTCTTGCCAGCTCTCGTACTTGTCGGTGCTGTACTGCAAGGGACCGTGCTTGGAATCGAAAGCGATGATGACCCCCGGATGGGAGGCTACTGCGGCAGCACGCGGCCGTCCATCGAGTCTTATCTGTGACTCATCCAGGGCCACCTGCACGACAGTGTGCTCGGCGTCGAGCATGCGTAGCTCACGCTCCAACAGACCCACGGTGTCCATCCATTTGGCCTTGAAGGGCGCACGACGACGCTCCCAATCGGGGGTCAACTTGCTCGGCCACTTGTCGATCGGCCGGAATGTCATGTCAAGATCGATGAAGGCCATCAGTCAGGCCATTTTGTCTTCTCAGGGTTGTTGGTCTGCCACTTTCTCATATCCTCTGCGATCTCCCGAGCTTCGCGCGCTTGTCTATAGAGATTGTCAACCCCGGTCGCTGTGGCTGCTAGTTCGCAGAAACTTGCCCATGCTTCGACCGCAAGTGGAGCGAGTGCATCTTGCGCTCTGATCCTGAAATACGGCTCGCCGTCATGCAGTTCGTTCTCACCTTTGCCCTTCATACGATTGCCTGCGCAGAGATTTTGCTGCCCGATCGGCGGCTTCCTTCTAGAGTCTGTTCTGCGTGCTCATCGCACATCACTCGCTCCGAGTGCACCGCGTAGCCCTCACGAATCTGAGTCTCGATCCTGATCAACTGTGTGCCTTTGACGCCGCAGGGCTTCCTACCGCTCATGCAGGTGCACAACATCATTCCTCCCTCCTCATAGCAGCTTCCATATCCTTGTCGGCCTGAGCCAACACCGCCTTCACCTGCGAGATTGACACTCCGAAGGTTTCACATGCCGCCGCGATCTCGGTCAGCACATAGGGGTCGTCCAGGCTGATCGGTAGCGGGTAGTCCCACACCCCATATTCAGGAGAGTGGACGGGGACGAACGTGAGCGTGCCCGCCACGATCATGGCGTAGGTCTTCACACCGTCTTCTCCGACAGCTTCTCCCACATCGCCAGAAACGCTGGTGTCGGTGGCACCTTGCGGTACCAGCCCACCACACGGCCGGTGTTCAGGTCGATGTCCGGGTCGTACTCCCACTCACCGCCATCGTCAGGGGCGTCCGTAGGTGGCCCGATGGTTTCGGTCAGGGCCATCGATGGCGTCGGCGCAGGTGCCACCTGAGTGCGTTGGTGCGCTGCGATCTCGGCCTTCACGTCCCTGCGACGGGGCATGATGCCGCCCGGAAGCGACCCGTCGCGCTTGACCCGCTTGCAGACCTCGACGTAGTGATCCTTGAACGTCGTGCCGATCGACCAGTCGGTGGACTTGCCATCGGCCACGGCGATGATGGACTGCACGCTGCCAGGGTAGGTGGCGACCGCGTAGGCGATCAGGTCGTGTGAGAACAGGGGCGGATGCGGGTCGAGCTTCTCGCCCGCATCGTCGGGGCGGTACGGCTCCTTCATCTGCTCCATCACCTCAGCCCACGCGATGTTGGGGCTGGGTAGGTCTCCGAGTTGGAGTTCAAGGCAGCGGTCGCGCACCTGGCCGATGCTGGGGCGGTACGACCCGCCATCGTCCACCAGCGACATGATCGCAGCCGAACCTATGTCCAGGTCGAAGGGCTGAATCCGGTTGGCGTACAACTCGATCGTCTCATCTGGCCAGTCAGGGGTCGGCCAGGCTGCGACCAGGGCGGTCACGCACTCGAAAGCGTCTGACTTCTTCATTCGCCCACCGCCCTCAACTGCTGCGCCGTCTCCCACGCCTTGCGCGCGGTGGTCTGGGGCACCCCGTTGCGGGCTATCGCGCCGTACCGTTCGATGTGATCGGCGTTGCGCAGGATCAGTCCCAGGTCGTGGTACTCCCTGTGTCGCACGTTTTGTCCGTTGCAATGAGAGTCCAGATGGTTGCCCTCGATCGCATCGATCAAGTCCTCGACCGAGTGGTCTTTGAGCCTGCGCTCGATCAGCGCCATGCGTTCGTCGCTGGGCACCGATCGTGGGTGGTGGCGCGAGTAGGCCACCCATACCTCGGCGACAGATTCGGGGGCGATCATCGGACGATCACCCGTCGCCGCTTGGCGGTATCGACGCGAGCGTCTTTGACGATTTGCTCGTACTGAGGCACCTTGAGGAGCGCCTTTGCCTTGGTTCGATTCACGGACTCCGTGACTTTTACGGTCACGATCTCGTTGAACCTGTCCTCGGGCAGCCCCGCCTCCAACACCTTGCGGAACTGCTCCACGTCGTAGTAGTAGTCGTCGCCCGGAGTCGAACCCTCGACCTCTCTGTCCCCGAACCGCATCGTCCACTGGCCGCGCGTGTCCATCTGGTCGAGCAGCATCTGCTGCGCGGCTTCCTCAAACTCAGCCATGCGCCGCCTCATCTCCCGCAACTCGTACAGGGCGGTGGCCACGACGGCAGGGTCGCTCACGTCGATGATCTCCCCCGACCACGGCACTCGTTGCAGCATGGTCTCCTGGGGAACGACTTGCTCTGACACTCTGACCCCCCTCGGATCAAGTTCGCGGCCCCCCGACAGGAGGGGGTTGAGGAGCCAGGGGGCCGCGAAACGGTGTACCGCCCAATACTACAGGCTCACACCGAGAAGGTCAACCGGGTCAACCTAAGAGACAGAGGCCCGGTCAGGAAGTGCAGCCTGGCCGAGCCTCTATCGCAGCATGTTCTCCAACTGGCGAGGCCGGAGAGTCGTCCGATTGCATTCTATCAGTTCGGCGACTACCATCGACAATGCAGCATGTTCACCTGTGACAGCATCCAGAGTCGTCCTCTCCCGGTGGCACCGGGGCCGAGCACCGCATGTGAGTGCGGGCAGGCGGACGCCCTAACACGGCGATAGGCAGAAGTCAGCGGCAGGCTCGGACATGTTCAGCTCTATGGTTGACTCTCCCACGCATAAGCCGAACTTTGCCTTCAAGGAGTCCGCGAAGCGGCGTGACTGGTAGTACGGATCGCATACCCCGGCTGGGTAAGGGAGGGGTTCACTCGACGTGGAGCACCCAGGTCAGACTTAGGGTGTCCCCCGGTGCGAGGATGATCCCACCAGGGGACAAGCCAATGTCGTGGGTCCTACCTACCTGGCGGTCATCGAGGAAGAACTCGGTCTTGACCGGGTTGATCGCATCTGTGGCTACCAGCTCGAAGTGGCGCTCGGCTCCCTGCTCCATAGCGATGTGCTCGACCACTGGGCACACCAGCACCGAACCGTCAGCGCAGGTGATGCGGGCGAAGCAGGTGACCCGGAGGAACGGTTCCTCCTCGATCAGCCGTGGTAGCCACTTCGGCACCGGCAGGAGGATGATGGCCGCACCAGCGGCGATGCGCTTGAGGAAGTCAGCTCGTCTCAGAACCACTTCTCCTCATCGACCTGGACGTGGTGCGGGGTGGCATCGGTGGCATCCCTTTGCTCTGACTCGGCGAGCTGCTTGGATGCTCTGGCTTCGATCTCCCATCGCTCAAGGTGCTCCATCAGCTTCTCTGCGGCCTGACGATCCTCTTGAGTTTGCAGGCTGTCAGCCACAACAGGAAGAAGCCTGATCAGGCTCCGGGCCAAGGCGTGACGCTCTGTGTCCTCCAACGGCCCGTTGGTCAGCCTGTGCAGCACCTCCTTCGATGCGTCGTCAAGCTGGCGGATCATTTCCCCGCGATTCATCTCATTCATGCAGCCCTCCTACAAGGCGGTTTCAGCCGCAGTATTCTCTTTCGTTCGGATGAAGTCGAGGATCTTGGCCTCGGCGTCAGCAGGCCGCTCCTTGTAGGCGTCGAGCACCTTGAGCACGTGGTTGAAGTCCGTGACCGCGATCTCAGACACCTTGCGGTGGCCGGTGACCATCTCCACGATCGTCTCCAGCTTGTCCTTGTCCACGTCGGTCGGCTTGTCGATCATGACTAGGCCCACGTCTCTGGCTCTCGCCCACACGGTCTTCTGCTGCGAGTAGGGGATCGTGGCCACCCGTGGCGGCGCGTACTCGGTCTGATCTCCTACCTCGGGGTCATCGCCCACATCGCCGTGGTCAAGGGCGGTACCGAACCGGCCCTCGATCGCCTTGAGCTTGGTCAGGTAATCGCGCTTGAGCTGGGCGATGCCCGCCTTGGTGAAGCCCTTGACCTTGCCGTTCTCCCCCACCTCAACCGGAGCCCAGATGCCGGGGATCGCGTACAGGTAGGCACCGATGCCGAACTTGACCGCCGCCCGCTTGAAGGCGTCAGAGTAGGCAGACTTGACCGCCTTGTCGTCGGCGGTCGCCTTCTGGTAGATACCCACGTCGGTCTTGGTCACCTGATAGACGGTCAAGCGGCACTCGACGGGGAAGAAGTTGTCGGAGTGAGCGGTGGGTGATGACTCGAACAGCACCCGATACTCGTCGGCCCAGTTGGCGGCTCCAGCGGCGGCGTTCAGGCGTTCGGCAGCCAGGCGCGCGTCGATGTAGAACGTCGCTAGGGCTCGGGTCTTGTCCTTGCTGACCGACTGCGGCTTGAACCGCACCGCTTCGACCGTGAAGGGGCGGCGAAACTCGCGCTCGATCTCCTCAGACAGCCAGTTGTAGTGGGACATACCGACGTTTTCGGTCGCACTCTCCGGCCCGACGGACGTAGACATTCAGAACCCCCTCCATGCGGTAAATGGTTGACCCCATTTTACCACATAGATGGGATTTAGCAGGTTTACCACATAGATGTGATCTAGAAGATCCCAGGGTCACCGGCCGGGGCCGCAACGGGTTGGGCTACTCCACTCGAAGGAGGAGGGTCCCGTCGCGACCCCAGCCGATGGAGGTGGGGGACGAGGTGCTGCGCGGTCGAACCGCGCTTGGCCAGTCAACCAACACCTCGCCCCCCCATCGGTCGAACTCCGAAAGGGGCTTTCACCCAGTCCAACCGATTCCCTGTCCCCCTGTTCGCACGTTGACTGTGCGATTCATGCAGTTTACTACAACGCTTAGATAGCGGTGTCAGACAACTGTCAGCCGAGTCCTGCCGAGCGCAGCGTGATTCCAAGCCGCGTCATTTCATCTTCGACCTTCTTGACTGCATCGAATAGAGCTAGAACAACCGGCCATACTTCTGGTTCGATTTTCGTTCCATCCCATTCTTGACAAAGATCGGCGACCGTCCCGCGAACTTGGTCAAGTTGCTGTTTCAGACGGGGAAGTTCGTACTTCGTCGCGCCGTCTTCCTCGTTCATGAAGTAACCCTGTTCCTGGGGCTCTGTCTCCATCGTCCTCCCTGACGTGTGGATTGACAAGAACCTCGCACACCTTCCGAGCCTTCTTTACCATGTCTGCCGTTCCCCTCGATTCGTCCAGATTCGGGTGGAACGCGACACAGAGCGACGGTCGCATCTCGGTCAGCATCTGCGAGTTGCGGATCGGCCCAGCAGCCTTGTGGAGCCGATCCCACTGGGCGGGGAACGACGCATACGCTTCGCGTCGGCTGATCGCCCAATGCTTTGCGTGGGTGTCCACTCCCCTGGCATCACCCTGGATGATCAGCAGCGGCCCGTACTTGCGCCGCAGCTCATCGAGCGCCTCGTAAATGGGGTGTGGGTCACTCCACTCTCGGTCACCGGTTACAAGTACCCGATGCAACTGTGCGTGCCCAGAATCACTCATTCCGACATACCTGGCATGGTGCTCGCTGGGTCGGGGTTGTGGTACCGGTCACACGTGACAGTTTATAGGTTCACCGAGATGGGATGCGTCACTTTCCCCCATTTCTTGTAAGTCTGGGGAGTTTCGGTTGCCCTCTATGGGTCGTGTTAGGGTACCCGTGTGAGTAACTGTAGTCAATCGCAGGGGTGGCAAGCCAGTAGCACCCCGTCGAAGTTCGCCCCCGATGGGCGAACGAGCGGCGTCATGTCGCTCGACCATGCCGCGTTGTGCGGCGCAATGAGAGGAGCGTGGTAGTGGCCACATCCAAGGCCAAAGGCGGCGAACTGGCTCGCCGTGTTTCACGGGGGGATGCAAGCGGAGAGCTTGACCCCTCGGAGATCGCCCGCTTGGAGAACGAGGAGCGCATCCTCGATCTCCTCGGTGAGTTGGGCGGCTCGTCGTTCGCGGATGAGCAGATCAAGCACGAAGGTGATCAGCTCATCATCCCCGAGGGCATGGCCTATATGCAGGCGGCGCGAGCGATTGTCGATGCGGTGGAGCGGATGGAGGAGCAGACACAGTTCTCCAAGACGTTCCCCTATCGACCGATGGACGGTGCGTGGTGCACGTGGCGGGCGCTCAAGGAGGCGTTCGGCGCGGTCGGCCACGACAGCCGCACGGTGCAGACGTTCTTCGGGCCGATGAAAGTCAAGCCCGAGGTTCGCACCATCGCGGTTGGCCCGAAAAAGGAGGAACAGGTTCCGTGGGGGAACTTCACGGTGCCGTTCCTGCCGGGTGTCGAGTTGAGTCTCGGTGAGGCTCGCGACCCCAAGTACGGCATCGTGTTCGCGGTGACAGCTAGTGGCCCCCGCAAGTACCAGCACCAGATGCAGGGGATCTTCAAGATGATCGCCGAGAAGCTCGCGACGGAATCGATCTACCGGGGCAAGGCCATCGACGGTGGCGCAACCCCCGGCTACATCGACCTGTCGGGAGTTGACCCGGCTCGCGTCATCTACCACCAGGACATCTGGCGGCAGCTCGACGCGAACCTGTTCTCTCCGCTGCGGTTCGCGGAGGAACATCGTGATCTGCGGTTGCCGCTCAAGCGGGCAACGCTGCTCGCAGGTGACTACGGCACGGGCAAGACGCTCGCGGCCTACCTCACCGGCCAGGTCGCGACGAATCACGGGTGGACGTTCATCATGGCACGGCCCGGCGAGGACGATCTCGTTCAGGTCATGCAGACCGCCCGCCTGTACCAGCCGTGCGTGGTCTTTTACGAGGACATGGACACCGTGGCCTCGGCAGACCAGACGGCTGACGCAACCACCCGGATGCTCGAAATCTTCGACGGGATTCCGTCGAAGGGCACCGAGATCATGGTGGTGCTGACGACCAACCACGTGGATCGCATCCACAAGGGGATGCTGCGTGCAGGTCGTCTGGATTCCGTCATCCCCTTCGGCAAGCTCGACGCAACCGGCATCGAGGACCTCGTCAAGTCCTTGATCCAGGCCGAGATGTTGGACGAGGACATCGACTACGCTGTCGTGTTTGAGGCGATGAAGGACTTCCACCCGGCCTTCGCCAAGGAGGCCATCGACCGCACGGTCAGGTACGCCCTGCCGCGCGTTGACGGCGACGCCGACGCCATCACCCTGACGACGGACGACTTCGTAAGCGCCGCCCACGGCTTGGACTACCAGCTCAAGCTGATGAACGACGCTCTGGAGACCCGACAGCCCGACACGCTCGGGATGGTCATCGACCGGCATGTGGTCGAGGCCGTGCGCGGGAACATCCGCGAGGATCTCCTCAACCATCCCGAGGAGGATGGCGAGGAGTAAAAGCCCACTCGTCAGGGTGGGAAGGGGGGTCGGCCCGGTGGGGTCGGCCCCCCTCCATTTCTCCCTGCCACGGAGGGAGTAAGCATACATCCGATCGTGCCGATAGCCTGCAACTATGGCTACGAACGATGGGACTCCCCCGGTTCCAGATCCGACCATCCTCACAACGGAGCAACTACTGCGCACGGTGCGCGCAGAGCGCGACTACGTGGATGGCATCAGGGACGTGATCGAGGAGCGGCTGGCTGCGATGGACAAGGCCACCGCGCTCCTCAGCGACACCGTGAACCGGGTGCCTACCGTCGTGCAGACGGAGGTCGCCCACATCACCGGCTTGATGGCGGAACGCTTCACCAGCATCGACAATCTGATGGACGTGAAGTTCCAGTCGATCGCCACGCAGTTTGCAGAGCGCGACACGCGCCAGGAGCGCGAGGCGCGGGATAACAAAGTCGCAGTAGATGCAGCATTCGCAGCGCAGAAAGAGGCCGCAGCAAAACAGGACGAGTCCAATGCCAAAGCGATCGACAAGTCAGAGCGCGCGACTGCGGAGACCATCTCCAAGCTCCAGGATCTGACGACCACGATCTCCAACGGCCTCAGCGCCCAGATCGCTGATCTCAAATCCCGGCTCGACAGCGGGGAAGGTCGTGACTCGGGTAGTAGGACTCAGGAGACCGACAACACCGCTGCAACCGTGGCTGCCGCCGCCGCCACTCGCGCCAACATCACGGCCGTGCTGTCCACGCTGTCAGTGATCGTGGCCATCATCGCCCTGATCGTCGTCCACCACTAGCCGACAGCGCGCAAGCGCATGACTCGTGCTGATGCCAGGTCCCCGAGGGCGTACACCACCGCATCTACGCAGTCATCGTAATCCGAGGACGGAAACTGCTCCATTTCGATCTCGAAGAAGGAGTGCTTCAAGTCGGGGTGGTGCCACACAAGGCCAGTCTCGTACAGCACGGCGGGGGCCTCGGCGCGCAGGATCTTGTCCTTGTTCGGCTTCACCGGTCGCACCGGTATGCCGCGCGCCTGGAGTGCATCAGCCGCCCACACCTGGGCCTGGGTCGCCTCGAAGATGACCACCGGCCGGTACTCAGCGCCACGCCAGTGCTCGTACTTCCTGCGCACCATGCCCTGCAAGTCCTCGCCACGAACGCGCCCACGCCACACATCGAGCACGTCATAGGTGACGATGCCCTTGTCCTCGGTGCGAGCCACGCACACGATGGAGGAGTAGTCGGAGGAGGTTTTGGTCGTCGTGGCGGGATCGACCGCGATACGGATTGTCGTGTGGAGCGGGTCAATGGGAGGCGCGCGCCACTTGAAGTATTCCGGCCGGAACATCTGTTCTTCTTCGTTCACAGCCTGGTGCAGCACCTCGCGCGAGAAAGCCCGCGGACCCATCGCCGAGCGGGCTGACTCCAACCGTTCCGCTGGCCAGAACTCGGGCCAGGTGGTAGTGGTGAAGTCGCCAGGGTCGGTCATGGCCTCGAAGCGCCCATGCGCCCAACCCTCGCGCTTCAATAGCCGCGCCAGCACGCAGTCAAAGTGCAGCATCGTGCCGACCAGGTAGGTGTCCGTGACCGGCCCACGAGCGCCCATGACCGCTGAGGACAGCCACATGTCCATCTTGTCGCGCTGATACTTGGTCTGCACCGACTCGTCGTTCTCAAGATCATCGATCAGGATCAGGTCTGGACGATCTTGGCGGTGACGACGGCCACGCAGCTTCTGTCCAGCACCAAGCGCCTGGATGCGCAGGGAGCTGTCGTTGTCGTAGCCGAGCACCATGTCGTCGTCGCGGTCTGCGATCGGGCGCGAGCGGTGGTCGAGGGTGGGACGCAGGTGTGGGAAGTCGCGCCGCAGGCGGTGGTTTGAGTCCAGCTCGCCCGTGATCGACTGCATCGCCTGCTTGGCCTGACCGCCCGTGTCCTCGATCAGCCAGATGTAGTGCTTGAGCCTGCGACACATCATCGCCAGCGGCAACACCAGGCTGACGATGGTGGACTTGGCGTAGCCACGAGGGGCGAGGTACGACCCGGCGTGTTGACTGCCGATGGTGCCGAACACCAACTGGCAGAACTCCTTGTGCCACTGGGCGGGGGGGATGATGCGACCGTCCTTGTCCCGCATGTAGTGGGGCAGGTAGTAGCGCATGAACGCCCAGGCGAAGTCTGGGTGGGCAGGTGGTCCCTTCATCGCGATCCAGCGCAGGCGCTCAAGCTCAAGCGCCATGCGACGGCGGACGACGCGCGGGTCAGCCTGGACTGTCGCCATTGCCTCGTCCGCCCAGCAGCACCCGCATCTCGTAGTCCAAGTCCTCGTCGGGGAGATCCATCAGTTCCTCCTCGATCTCCTGCAACGTGCGTGCCTGCGCGGACTCTCCTGGAATCTCGGTCGGGTTGCCCGTGAGCAGCATCTCGGTCTTGATCATGTCGATGAACTCTCGCACCGACACCTCCCGAAGTTGGTTCGGGTTGGGGCGACCGTTCTGCCCAGGCATGAGCTGCTTGGCGAAGATGGCCTTGAGTGCGTCCAGCAGCTTCAAGTTCTCGACAACGCGCTGGGCGTGGGTCTTGACAAGCTTCCTATCGACCGCCGAGCGGATCTCAGTATCTCGCTCAAACGCTCTGCGAGACCAACCCTGATCAGAAGCAACCTTGGCGACAGTCGAGGGCGCAACTCCAAACTGTTCGGCAATCTCCTTGAATGGGCGACGCTTGCCGAGTTCATTATAGTACAGCTCGAACGCAGCCTCTTTGTCGAGTTTCGCCGGTCTACCCATTACAATACCCTCTATGTTCGGTGACAGTCGCCTTCCAGAACGATTCTGGAACAAGATTCAGATAGTGGATGACTGTTGGATCTGGATTGCAGCACGCACCAACGGGTACGGAGTCTACGGCGTCAGTAAGGGCGTCATCAAGCGCGCCCATCGTGTGGCCTACACGACGCTGGTGGGGCCTGTGCCCAAGGGCAAGGAGCTTGATCACTTCGTGTGCAGCACCAAGGCATGCTGCAACCCGGCCCACGTCAGACCAGTCTCGCACCGCGAGAACCTTCTTCGATGTGAGCGCCCACCAGGCTGGCACCAAATGCAGAAGACCCACTGCCCACAGGGTCACCCTCTGAGTGGTGACAACCTGAGCGTCGATTCCAACGGCCACCGTCGCTGTCGAACCTGCGTGCTTGAGCAGGGGCGACGGTACATGCGCAAGCGGCGTGCTACCCATCGTTCGCCACCTTCGCCGTTTGCAGGAACCACGCCTTGGCAATCGCAAACGCCTGCTCCTCGGTGAACCCCGCCTCGATGTGGCCGTCGTAGCAGGCACGGGTCGCCTGGGCGAAGTCGTGTAAGCCCTTGATTCCTTGATCCATCGCGGCGATTGGATCTTCGTTCAGCTCGTCGGTCATCTTGCCCTCGTGTATCGCGTTTTGCGGTCGTCAGAGTGTCGGGTGATGGTCAGGTACCCCCAAACCCTCGCTGACCGTGAGGCTCGCAGTGGCTTAGGGCACACGACCGTATGCCCTGGTCAGTCGATTGGTGACCCTGCGACCTCCTCGATCCACCACCAACCGTCTGACGGTCGGCGACCTTGCAGCTCGAAGTACCGACCCTTCCACTCGATCACGTCGAAGTCTCCCAGGCGGTCGCGATCGAGAATCGCGGGGTCGAGCCAAAGGCGACCATCGTCGTCCTGCACGAATGGCCCGTCACGCTTCCCCACCGATGAAATCTTCGATGGGCGAGTTGGCCGAGTTGACACAGATAGCCTCCAGGGCAACTGAGTCGTGCTCCGTCCGCAACGCGGCCTTCACACGCTCTATCTCTGACCGGATGATCGGCTCCACGTCGGACGGCACTCGGAACGTCATGGTCACCCAGGCTTCCTCGCTGGGTCCCTCGTCGTCGTCCTCACCTGTCTCGTCGTACTCGGAGAAATCGAAGTCGGCGAGTGAGACATATGCCTCAAGCTCCTCAAGTTGGAAGCCCGAGAATGTGGCAAGCTCGTCCAGGTTGATGTCGCCCATGATGTCCTTGACCAGAGCGGCCACGTCGGCAGGCTCCATTTCGCCGCGCAGCTTGTTCATGGCGATCGTCTGGGCTTTGGCCTCGCTCTCGGTCATCTCGCGCACGATCACCGGTAGCTCCTCGAACCCAGCCTCCTTGGCCACCTCCCACCGATGCTGACCATCCACGATCTGGTAGGTGTTCTCCGCCATCGGTCGCACCAGTAGAGGCTGGTTGAAGCCAGCCCGCTTCATGTTGATGGCGAGAGCGCGCATGATGTGGTCAGGCACAACGTTCGGGTTCCACGGATTCTCGGTGATCTGGGCGATGGGAACGACGATTGCCTTCTCGTTGGGCAGAAGTTCAGCGGTATCGCTCATGCTGGCAGCTCCAGTGCCGCCCAGGCGTCTCCGTTGCCCAGCAGCGTTTCGTAGTTGGAGACGGTGATGTAGGCTCGACCGTCCTTGGCCCAGGACTTGCCCCATGAGTTCTGCATCTCGAACGACGGCTCCTTGACGGTGCCATAGCCAGCCGCCGAGTAGCCCACGATCAGCCACTCATGCCCACCAGCCACACCTCCCGTGGGGTTGAGGTAGCCATTGGCGTCAGGCGTGAACATGTCGTTCATCCAGTCCGTGCCGGTGCCCACGGGGCCGTGCAGGCTCACGAAGTCAACCACGTCCTGTACGTGTGAGGCAAAGGCGTAGGCACCGAGGCGACCCTTGGCCTTGAGCACCTTGCACAGAGAGCGCGAGTCCGATCCGTCCTCGGCCTTCGGTTCACCGTCCACCACCTTGCAGGCGTAGTAGATCGCGTCCCCGTCAGCGTTGGTGAACTTGTCGTCCACCGGCAGCGTGTTGCCCCACTGAGCGCCGCAGAAGCCGACACAGTGGCCGGTCTGACCCTGGTCAAGAACAGCCTCGGGGTCGCCCCAGGAGACATCAGTCACCGGTGGCTGGGGTGGTGCGGGCGTCGGCGTCGGCTTCTTGCCGAGCAGGTTTGCCTTGATCCACGCCCACACGGCGTACACGTCGTGCCAGGAGGAGAGCCAGCCGCTCTCCACCAGTTCCCCCAACGTGGTATCCGCAGTTAGCACGTCGGTGGCCTCCTCGTGGGAGTCGAGGAAGTCGCGCAGTTCGTAGTCCCGATCGTCCGGGGGCATTGGCTTTCGCCCCAACAGATGAGGACCAAGATTGTCCGTGGCCTTTCCGCTCACTTGATACCTGCTCCCCGATTGATGTTGGTGAAGCCCTCCACCAGCGGTGCAATCCCGGTGGGCTTCCAGAAGTGCTCGTAGGAGACGACAGTCGAGACGAACACCGTCATGAAGGCGACGGCGAAGTTGTGGGCGTTGAAGTTGGTCTGTGCCGCTGCAACGATGATTGCTGCGACCACGCAGGCGGCGACGGCAACCAGGCTGCGCACGGCCTGGCTGAACTGCACCTGCTGGATGACCGCGATGATCATGGGCAGTATCAAGCCCACGAGGCCCGCGATTTCTGCCAAACCCGACATGCTCTCCTCCTACTCGTAGACTCGCACGAACGCCCGCACCAAGCTGCGGGGCCTCACTCGCTGCAACACCTGTCCCCCACCACCAGGGCTGGCGTCTCCGGTGTTCCCATCGACCGACTCCACCGAGGTGGCCGTTGTTGCCCGCACGATCCCGATGTGGTCGCCGTTGCGATCCGATCCGAACCCACCCCACACGTAGATGGCCAGGTCGCCTGCGGCCGGTAGGTGCGTGAGAGCCAGGTGGTTGCGACCCATCTCCGCGTCGAAAAGGACGTTGGGCACATAGGAGTACCGGAAGTGGCCACCGACCTGGGCGAAACACCATGACAGGAACATCGCACACCAGGCGTCGCATGGCAGCCCGTACCAGCGCGCATACGATGAGCAGTGACCCGGCGAGTACCCGACCTGGCTCTCGGCCTTGATCAGTGCCTTCTCACCCAGCGTCAGAGGTGGAGCCACGCGCTTGCGGTGTCGGTCACTGTAGGAGGCAGGCAGCGGCTCATACAGTGGGTTCGTCGGAGAGACTAGGAACGACAGCAGCGCTCCGGTGCGCACGATTCCGTTTATGTGGGAGCCGGGATAGCCCAGCCACCACTTGGCGTGGTGCACAGCCGACGCCATCCCAGGCCCGTACACGTCGCCCGCCCTCTGTCCATCGGGGAGGGCGTAGAAGGGATGGTTGAAACGGTTGCGGGCAAGGTGCTGCTGGAGAACCTCGACCCTCGGCCCACGCTTGTACGGCGTGGTCAGATGCAGCGGGTAGTTGTCATCGACCGCGACAGCCTCATAGGCCGTCGAGTGCTGTTCGGGGACGCTCATGCGATCTGCTCTTGGACGAGCAGTAGGTACTGCGAAGCTGTCGCTCCCAGGTCGAAGTCGCCTTCCATCAGATGCATGGGCTTGCCCTCCTTGAGCCACTTGCGCGCGCCGCCGACACCGACGTTCCACGACACCACGGCTGCGTCCCAGTCGCTCAAGATGGCCTCGGCCTCCGACAAGTCGCGGGCGAGATAACCGACGACGAAGTAGGGATCATACGCCTGTTCATCGGTCACGTCGGGCCGCTGTTTGCTGTTGATCTGCCCTAGCCCTCGATCTACCGAGTCAGCGTGGATGACGAACGCTCCGGGGTCGTTGGCGGATTCAACGTCGATCACTCTCGCCACGAGTCGGTTGGGGATCTTGGCGATCGCCTCTGCACGTGTCTTGGGTGCAAGCAGAAGTGCCGCCGCAGTCTTCGGCCCCACCACGCCATCGACTTGGAGGCGACCTTCCTTCTCCTGAAAGTCCCTCACTCGCTGTTCCATGGTTGACCCGAAATGCTGTGTGGTCATGTCCAAACCGCGCCCACACTTCTGCTTCGACAGCAGCGTCTTGAGGGCGAGGATTCCCAATCCCTGTGGGTCATTGAACCCCGTCATGCCCTTGGCGTAATACTGGCTCCAGGCTCCCATACTTTCGGCTCCCTCGGTCAACGTGCCACGTGAAACTATAACTTGGAAAGTTAGATCGCAGGCTATCCCTTCACGAGCAGCTCCAGGTGAAAGTTGCCACCGTAGGCTGCGGACGCTGGGATCGCCGTACCCATCGTGTCCCGGAAGAAGCAGGACACGAACTGATCTGTCCCATTCGACCGACCAAGAAACCCGGTCACATCATAGCGACCACGGCGGGTTACAACTATCCCAGTGTCTGTTGCTCCGCCAGCGTTGCTGTTGATCCAAATGTGAGGAGTACCCACGCTCCCAGAGAGAGACTGGACAACGACTTCCATCCTGACGACTCTGCCGAGATCAAGCGGAAGTCCGCACCGACTCGCGTTCATCGCATTCCCGGCGAACCCCGAGCCGCCCGACGTGGGCTGCTGGTTTCCAAAGCCCGCGATCGATCCGGTCATGACGTAGAGCTGGAGCTGGTAGTTGCGCTTGGCGTTGAAGATTTGCTGCTGCAAGGATCTCAGCGATCGGTACAGGTCGCGAGGCCGTTGGCGGAAGGTGACCACGGGCTGAGTTGCCCCATCGGCGGAGAGCTGCCACTGAACTCCCATGATCTGACGCGGGTTCACGTCCACCTGGCTGATCTTGGGCATGTCGATCCGTACGCCGTCGCCCGGCTGCCACCGAAAGGCTGCAAGCGCCCCGGTCAAGGGGAACGTGTCGATCGCCTGGGTGAAACCGAGAGACTGGGCCTCAAGCTGCTCCCAGGGTGACAACCGCAAAGCAAGAAGGTTCTCCAGATACGCCTGGAACACAGAGACCTCGTTGACCTGGCTCTGCTGGTCGTAGTCCTGGTTGATGAACATGTGCGCCCCAGGCTGCACGTCTGGCCCCGACACCTGCTCGAAGGTGATCTGCGCGCCGGTCACATTGTCGGCCAGCCCCTGAGCGTCGCCGTACAGCGCGTCCACAACCTCGGTCGCATCCACAGTCTTTGAGTAGCCCGATGCCTCAGATGCTCTCAGCACGTACTCGGTGTCGCGGCCTACCCGAACATGGGGGGCGAGAACGCCAGGGAACTCCCCACTTTCCAATGCCCGAGGCGCACACGTCATCTGATGCCCGAACGCTTGCAAGAGGGTCTGCACCTGGTTGTAGTGGCTATCCAGGCGGATGTTGGCCTTGTAGACCCCAAGTGGCGACAGTGCTACGGGGTCAACGGTGAACCGCTGCTGGTAGTCGGCAAGGATGTTGGCCGCGGAGACCATCGTGTTGTAGAAGACCAGGTTGGAGATTCGGCCCTCGAAGGCTCCGCTCGGCGTCCAGGGGGTCGAGCCGAACAGGCCACCAGCGCCGACTCTGGTGTCTCCCAGGGTGTTCGCCGTGTAGGTCATGGCGGTAGGGCCAGCCTCAAGGATGCCGTTGACGTACAGCCGGGCTACGGAACCATCGTAGGTGACCGCCACGTGGTACCAGACATTGGCGACGAACGTGGTCGTGCCAGCAAGAGTCGATGCGTTGTTGGTGACACACTGGAGCTGATTAGACGTATTGATCGAAAGCGAGTAGCCAGATGTCGCTCTCGCACTCTGCATGATGATGTTGGTGTTGCCAAGAGCGGGACCGTTGAGCCTGATCCACGCCGTGATGGTGAACTTGCTATTGACGGGGTTCAGATTGGCATTGAAGGTAGTCGAGAAATACTGTGACTGGGCGCCGTCAATGTTGAAGTTCTGAGCGATAGTGCCGACAAATGGGCCTTTATCCCACCGTGTGTGAACCGCGGTGCTGCCAACGAACCCAAAGCCGTTTCCATTCCCGGATTCGTCGTTGAGCCCACCACCTGTGCCGATCATGCCGCTATTGATTGGCCAGTAGCCAACGAGGTTGGCTCGCGTCAACTGCAACGGGCCATACAGGACTGAGCCGGGAATGAACCAGGCCGAGGAACTGTAGAAGGTCGGGCCTCCGAAAGACCCAAACTGGTATGTGAGCTGAGGCGGATAGTCGGACTCGAACCACTCGATCACCACTGGGAAGAAGCCAGACTTTTGGCCGTACAATGGTCCTTTGTTGATGCTCGTGCCTACCAACCATCCTGTTTGGCTGACCTGATTGGTGGCAGGAATCCCTCCGAGCCACTGATCAAGTAGAGCATCCTGGAAACGGGTGCTGCCCACCCACACTCGATAGCGGCCACCCGAGAAGCGCAGCACATAGTCGGCGTTGCTGGTGTCAAGATAGATCGAACCGACCCAGCGCACCGCGAAATCCTGGTCTCCCACAGGGCCATCAGGCTGCCAACCTCCCCCGATCAGATGGTCTGACTGACCGAAGAAGATGCTTCTGTCAACCCGCTCCGCGTACGGCTGGCGTAGCGGATTCAGGGTCTGCATGTGCGTCTGATCGGTGGCATCGTCGCCAGCGAGATTCACGATGTCTGAGCAGTCCTCGTAGTAACCGGTGATGCCATCTGGTGGGTAACTGCCCGGCAGTACCAGGTCTCCGGTATCGGTGGAAGCGGAGCCAAACGCGCTCGATCCCACTGCGCTTGCGCCATAGGAGATCGCAATCGTGGGAGTGACGCCGGTCAACGAAGACGTGGCGATCAAGGCTGATCGTTGCCCTGGGTTCGTCCATGTCAGGACCCAGTTCGCACTCGTTCCACTCACAGTCACCCCGCCATCGGCGGTGATGGTGGACATGGCGTTCACGAGAGCCGAGGGGTTGGTGGCAAAGCCGATCGCTCCTGATGTTGCGCCCTTGTACGAGATGGTGTATGTACCACCGGTAGCACCCGTGATCGTGATGTTCTGAACTGCCGACACATCACCGTGGCGCTGGAGAAGTGGCATCGACTGACGAACGGTGAAGTTCTGCACCACCGCCCACTCGTCGCCACCATTCAGGTTGGCTGCATACAATCGAAAGAACGGGAGAAGAAAGCTGGTCTGATACGGAAGCAGTGTCTGACCGTTCGCAGCGTGCATCGGTAGGCAGGCGATCAAGTTTGTGTTGGTATAGATGTACATCCAGTAGTCTCTCTGCTCGAACTTGACCGTTTGCAAGCCAGTGGCCTGAGTGTTGATCTTCGTGTTGATCTTCCACGAAGCGTTAGGAGTGTTCGGCTGACCGGAGCGAGCAAAGATCGTTCCCTCAGAGATCGTCAGCTCGAAAATCTCATTGGTGATAGAAGCGACTGAGTTCAGGTAGAACCCAATGCGGATGTAGCTGGCGGTCGTCGCCCCATCAGAAGTCGGCACGGTGGCTGGCGTGTAAAGATCGGAGCGCGTGAAGTCCCACTCGACCGACCAGTCCTTCTGCGTTGGCCCGGTGCCCGCGTTCAGGACCTGCGGCGTGTAACACACCTCTGCGACGGTGTTGGGCAGATTCGGACGCAGCCTGACGCCCTCTCCATACTGCTCGGCGCGTGTGTACCGCCAGTTGCCGTCGTTCTGTGCAGCACCAGAGCTGAACACCCACGGATGTCCCATCATGTTGTCGGCGACAAGGCCCACCCACGCCTGCGAGTACCGAGCCATGACATCCCTGGGGGCATGCCACCATACACCAGCGGCAGTCTCCCTGACCTTGTTCAGCAGCCACCAACCATCGACGCCTGTGATCTGAATGTTCTGATCGTCAATCTGGCATCCAGTGGGAGTGCCAACGAACAGTAGGTTTTCCTCCTGCCAAATCTCGAACCATTCATCGCCAACGTGATAGTCGGGATAGGTGAGAATCATGAAGCGGTGGCGGTGCAAGACTCCATCTTCCCCTTCACTGTTGGGGAAGTTGAGCGTGAAGCTGCCCTCAAGCTGAAGCTGATCGGTGTATGACCCTGAAGAAAATCCGCGCGGCCCGTTCACACCCAGCGAATCCTGCTGCTGGTATGCGCTGTTCAGGACCTGGTAGACAGGGAATCCTGGCGATGGAGTAGCGACCATCCGCTGCACCAGCCGAAGGCGACACAGTTGCGGCGAGACCAGAGTGAGGTCGAGCCGAGATCCGACCACATCAGGGGACACGAGACATCACCGTGCGATAGGCGCGAGCATCGAACATGGCGTTGCCCGCGAATCCCTGCGAGGTCGCAAGCAGAGCCGAAGCCGAAGGGTAGAACTCCAACTTGGCCGCATTCCAGTATGGCACCGGCTGCGGGTTCGTGCCTGCGTTGTAGGGCGTCTTGACGATCACGCCGTTCCGGGTCGCGCCGTAGGCAATCGTGTCGGCCACCGCCGTCATCACCATGCCGGTCTGGTTGACGGTGGCCACCATGTTCACGGAGGTGTTGACCGGGGCCAGGTTCACCCACGGCTCGTCGCCAACCGAGGCAGTCTGGTAATCGAGCAGCGTCGCAGTCGTGGCAATCGTGGTGGTGGAACCATTGTGGCGGTAAGAGATCGTGGTTGCACCCGAGTTGAACGGGATCAGATACAGGCTCGCACCCTCACTGGCCGTGGTGGTGTACTGCTGAATCCTCGGCCCCGACCATCCTCGCTGCAAGCTAATGTAGATGTCCTGGGTGTTGGTTACTCCCAGGCTCATCTTCACAACCGCTCGATCGTCGCTGTACTCGCACACCTCCGCCGACAGCAGAGTGGTTACCTGCGCAGGGCCACCCACCAGCTCCTCGTAGAACAGCACTCTGCACATCTCCGTGTAGGCGACCGCGGTGGTGTTCTTGTTCCACTCGACCACGAGACCCGAGACCGAGGACAGGTATCTGACCCGGCAGATGCCGTTCGCCAGCACCGGCACATCGCCAGCCGTGTAGGGGTAGATCGACCCGTAAACTTCCTCCCACCCGTACACGCCCTGAGAGTCGGCATCACCAGCAGCGGTGAGGGTGGGGGCTGTGATGCCCTTGCGGTCGTAGGCGACGACCTGGCCCGTGAGCTGGTCGGCATCAGCGTGGTCAAACGATACCGCCAACGTGTCGATGGGCTGGACGGTCTGCATACTGCTTGACCCATCGATGGGCGTGTAGGTGCCGGTTGGTGAGGGGACCAAGCGCTGTCTGGTGGTAGCGCGAATGTCGGACACGTTGTAGGGCAGCCACACAATCGGCACGCCAGGGTAGAGCGCGTAGGAGACCGTGTAGACCAGGCAGCGGTAGTCGAGCGGTGTCGCGAGTAGGCGACGGTCGAGCACGGTGAACCTGCGGCCCGACCGGTGTGTGGCCTTTCCGCCGATGCGCAGGGCATCACGCAGCGTCAACTGATAGTCAGCCAGGGTGAAGCCCCCGTCCGAGTACAGCAGATCAACACCGCCGATCAGGAAGAAGCCGGAGAGTTCGGTGTCGATCAGATAGTTGAGATACATCCCGCCGTTCTTGAACGCGGTGTTCTCCATCAGCGAACGAAGCTGGCGGCGAAGTCTCTGCCCAGCGGTGTAGGGATCGGGGAGATCAGAAGATATACCGCGCACGGTGACGGTCACGGGGAAGGCGCGGCCAATGCGCGTCAGCCCACCACCAACGCTCTCAAGTTCATCGCCCAGCGACTCAGACACGTTGCTGTCGATAGTGGGCAACCGCAGCCGGTAAATGAGGAGCTGACCGCTTCCTGCTGGGCTATACGTCATCTTCGCTCATCTGGGAGTCTCCCATTCCGACCCACGTGGCATGGTGCCTATGCGCCTGTCCCGAGGGCAACCTGGCCCGTTGTCCACTGCTGATTCTGGTAGCCGAAGGTGATCGTCGTTCCACCTCCAAGCGCATCCTGCGTGGCCTGCGTGGCGGCCTTGATTGCGTTCTGCGCGTCGAGCTGGGCCTGGAGAATGTCGCCCAGTTTGGCCTTGATCTCCTCGGCGATCTTGCGTGCCAGTGCCTTGTTGTGAATGTCGCGTGCAGCCTTCTCCTGCTGTTTCAGCACGTTGAGCTGCTTCTCCAGGTTGGGGATGATGTTCTTCTTGATGTATGCCGCCTGCGCAGCCTGCCCAGCCTGGGTTTGGTCGATGCCCTGGAGCTGCTGTCGAAGCTGGAGGTTCGTCAGCCCCTGGTCGGCCTGAGTCAGCAGGTAGTTGAGCGTGTTGGTCTGCTTACGCAGGCGCTGAACTATGACGCCATCAACAGCAGCCAGCCGCGCCTCCAGGATCTTGATCTCAGCCTTCTCCCTCGGCGTGACACCGCCCTTACGCAGCCGCGCGATGTTGTCCTCGATCGTGTGCCGCACGGCCTCCATGTGAGCGAGTGTGTGCTTCTGGAGAGCGGCGATGAAGCGGCGCAGCATCTCGGTAATCCGCTCCTGTCGCAGCACCTTCTTCAACTCGGCCTGGTACTTGGTCAGCTCGTTCTGCTGAATCTGAGTGAGCTGAGTCTGGCCCTCGACCCGTGAGATCGAATACTGGATGCTGGCAAGCCGACCCTGCTTGGCTAACTTCTGATCGGGTGTGGTCGCCTTCTTCAACAGCTCGGCGTTGTACTCTGACTGGAAGTGTGCGATCTCCTGCTTCTGTCGAGCATCCAGCTTGGTGTGGGTCATGATGTTGGCAATGTCGCCCTTGATGCGAGCGACCGTCTGAGTTGGGTTGGCGACGTAGAACCCGAACGCGCGCAGGATCTTCTCGATCCAGATCGCTGACTGCTTGGGGATGGTCAGGTTGTGTGCGTGGATGACGGCGTTCTTGATGTGGTGAACGACGTTGGCATCCTGCCTGTGGGTAGGCAGGATGGTCTCCCCACCGTGCACCACGGCCATCTGCGGCCCTCGACCCGGAACCACTCCACCCATGTCGTACCAGTTGAACTGGCCTTCATGCGCCCATGCCGCTGAGGGTGAGCCATAGCGACCGTGGATGTAACCCAGACCCCAGTTGATCTGAGTGCGGAAGTTGGTGAGGTAATCGCTACCGGCGCTGGCCATCTTGCTCGCGGGCAAGGACTGAGGGATGCCGTATGCGCCCGACGACGAGTTCTTCGCCAGATAGTTCCATCCCGACTCGCGCTCCCACAGCGCCTGCAATGGCCCCCACTCACTTGGCCCCCAACCAAACTGCTTCATCTTGCTGCGCGCGTACTGCTGGGCTGCACCTGCGGCGGCTGACCCGGCAAACCCACCACCGCCACCACTACCGCCCATCGCTCCCCGTGACTGCGACACCGCATGCTGCACCACCTGCTCAACAGCCTTGCCGATGATGCCCTTGCCGCGTCGAATCCCCTGCGCGATCCCCTGGGCGATCGGATAGCCGATCCGCTCATCAGCCACCTTGGATGGACTGCTGATCTTGAGGTGGGCCTTAGCGAATGACAGCGCACCCTGGAGCACCGCGTTCAAGGCGCTGTTCAGGCCCGCAGCGGCCTGGGCGGAACTGAGACCAACGGCGATCCCAGCGGTGATCGCCTGACCCACCGTACTCGCCCAGAGCTGTGAGGGCGACCCGGCCTTGATGCCCTTCATCGTCCGTCCCAACAGACCGCTGTTGGCGTCGGTGCCCAGAGCGTTCATCATGTGGTGGCCCATGAACGTGATCGACTTGGAGGTGTCGATCTCTACGGCCACGCCCTGCGGGATCGACTCTCCTACCGGCTTGAACAGGCGCTGACTGATAACTCGATTGGAGACCTGGGTGCTCACGTGATTGAGCGTGGCGGTCAGGCTGGCAGCCAGGGACTTGTCGGCCGCACCGCTGGTACCCGCACCCGTGAAGGAGATGTGGAACTTGATCCGATTCTTCGGTTTGGCTGTCTCCTGATTCTGAGCTGCCGTCTCCCGCGCGATGCGAGCCTTCAAGGCTCCAAGCCCGAGAGCCTTATCACCAGCAGCCCCAGGGTGAGCAGCGACGATGGCCTGGTCGCGCACAAACGTGGCCTGATCCGTCGCCAACCTCTTGTTCGCAGCCCTGACGCGAGCGACGATCTTGTCGATGCTCGCAGGCAGCTTGCCCGTCTTCTCGATGATGCGGGTGATCTCGGCCATAGCCTGCTTGGGCACGTCCTTCAACCGGTTGACCACATCGCCGACGATCTTGTCTACCTTCTTGGCCTTGAAGCCTTCAAGGCGCTTCTCATTCTTGGCGATGAACGCCGTCACAGCCAGGGACGCGGGGCCAGCGTTGACGGCCATCGTCAGCACCTGGCGAGTAGGCAGCGTGTGCGTAATGTGGGCGAACTCGCGTAGGGCTGGCAGCTCACTTTGGGGCAGGTTCGAGACGAACCTGATCTGCTTCACCGTGGGGATCGCCTGGAGCATTCGGCCGAGCTGGATCACGCCAGAGGAGATTCCCCCCACGCTCTGCAACGCAGCCGCAGACTCAGCAGTGACGGGCTGACCCGACGCCTTCGACAACGCGAGCGCTCCGGGTACAGACAGGTTGAAGTGCTGCGCGGCTGCCAGAGTGATCTCCCTGCGCAGCCGACCCATCGCTCTTGAGGCGGGATCGATACCAGCAATGCGCATCTGCTGGTACGCCCTGCTCATTGCGTCGATGGTGCCCTTGAGTTTAGCGTTCTGCTGAACGGCGATGATCAGGTTGCGGATGTCATCCTTCGAGATACCAAGCGTTTGAGACTGCTTCGCGCCGAGTGGGCCTCCGAAGAATCGGCCGAATAGCGCACCAGCGTTCTGACTGCCACTCTGGATTCGACGGAGGATCTGTTGCACGAGACCGCGGGTGGCACCATTGCTCCCGCCAATCTGACCCACGACCTGGCCCACCGTCGTGGTGCGCTCTTGTCGCAGGAGTGCGTCACCACGGGAAATCTCAGCCGACAGCTCCTTGTTGTACTGGGAGGTCTGCGTTCGTAGGGACGCCATCGCCTGGGCGCGCGCATTGGTGGTCTCAGAAATCTGGAGCTGGAGTTGCTGGTATTCCTGGGTGTGAGGCTTCGCCTTTGCAAGCTCCTGTCGATACTCAGAAAGCTGATTGGTGAGATCCTTCAAGTTGAGACGGCTGCTCTGGAGCTGGAGCGCCATCGGCCCCACCGACCCAGCTAATCGTCTAAGAGACCCCTGCGTGTCGGTCAGCTTCATGAGCTGGTCGTGCATCTTCTGCGTAGCTGACTCTCCACCAGTGAGCGCCTTGACCAGGAAGTAGATCCCGACCCCAGCGGCGATCGCCGCACCGGCAATCCCTGCCGTGCCCAGAGTTGTGCCGATCGCTCCCAGAGTGGGGAGCACTGTCTTGCCTACTGCCTGGAGCTTCTGAAAGTTCGAGACAGCCCCGAACGCCGCCGCACTTTCCGCCGTGACCGCAGCCCCTGCGACAGCCCCACCACCAGCGAACAGTCGCGGTGCGCCCTTGGTGAGCCCGCTGGCTACAACCCCGCTGCTTGCGAGGTTGCGAGCGGACTGAGCTTCGATCGCATCCTGGTAGATGCTCCTCGTCAATCCAGGGATCAATCCTCCACGACGAAGCCGTGCGATCCCACCGCCCAATCGCGAAGCTCCGAAGCCTGCACCAAACTGGGCAGCTATGCCGCTTTCACCTGCGACCGCTGCTCCACCACCACCGCCACCCAGGAAGGAGCCGATGCTGACGGTCTTGATTCTGATCATGGCAACGGCTAGAAGTCCCAGCGCTGTGGCTGCGTTCTGCCAGCTCGCGGTCATAGCTTTGATCGCATCGGGGACGAGGCGCTCAAGACCCTTGAACACAATGCTCGCGATGTCGCCGAAGTGGTTGAGCACACCCTCGGCGTTCTGCCACAGTCCGCTCCAGTCGCCCGTGTAGAAGTCGTGGATCATCTTGAAGAAGTCGATGACGATATGCCCGGTGTCCGCCGCAACTCGCCCGATGATCGTGAACGCTGAGGTCGCATCTTTCTTGATCGTCGGCCAATCCTTCTTCAAGGTGCCGATGATCTGATGGACGAGGTTGAGCGGATGCGCAAGGCCGTTCTTTGCAGTCAACCCCGCAGCGAGGAACGCTGCCGTCGCTATCGCCATTGCGATGGGGATGTCGAGGAACAACGACCCAACGGCTGTTCCGACGAGAAGTATCGAGCCGAAGATGTACAACATCGGACCAAGCGCCGCGACGAGTAGCCCCGCCTCCACGATCAAGGTGCGCGTTCCTGGTGAAAGATGTGCGAGCGCCTTGAACCAGCCCGTCAGCTTGATCGCCACCTTGTCGAGGATTGGAAGCACGACATTCCCAAACGAGATCAGATCAACCTGCACAGTTGCCCAGAGCTGGTGCAGGCGGAACGATGCCGACTGTTGCACCGTGGTCGAGAATGCCTTGTTGAGCGCGGTGTTGTCGTGGGCGACCTGTCTGATCGTCTGTCCAGCCTTGGCGGCACCCTTACCCGTCAAGAGCAGGAAGGCGTTCAGGGCACGCACGTTGGGGAACACCCCAGCGATCGAGTCAGACAGCGACTTCGAGTTCTTCGAGATGTAGGCCAGACCCGCAGCCGTACCGCTCGTCTTGGTGATCTCACCCAGCTTCTTGGTGTCGATCCCGAGGCCGCCCATGTGCACGCGCAGCAGGGCCAGGGTTTTCATGAGCCCGTTCGGCTTGGCCAGGTCAAGGCGAAGCTCATCGGCGGTGAAGCCCATCGACTTCAAGACCTTGGTGGCATTCGCCGAGGGCTTGAGGAACTCCACGAACACCTGGCGCAGACCAGTGACCGCCTCTGATGCGTCCAGGCCCTGGTTGGTCAGGGCTGCGATCGCTCCCGTGGTCTGCCCAAACGACACGTTGAGCTGGGCGGCGGGGCCGATGATGCGACCGAGCGAGGTGGCGAAGTCGGTCGGCTCGCCCTTGCCGTATTTGATCGCGGCGACGAGATTGTCCGTTGCCGTCTTCGCTGTCAGTCCCGAACCACGGTAGGCGTTCAGGGCTGAGGTAAGCACGTCAGCGACGACGGCGGCGTCGCCCATGCCGGTCGCCGCTGCCTTCGCGGAGTCCCTGACCACCGGCATGACCTGCGAGGTCGCAAGGCCAGCGGAGGCGACGTAGTACAGCGAGTCAGCCAGCGCCTTGGGACCCTGGCCAGTCTGCACGGCCAGGGTCTGAATCGACTTGCTCCACTTGTCGATCTGAGCGGCGTTCGCCCCGGTCAGGGCGTGCACGCGAGTCATGGCCGTGTTGAAGTCCACGGCCATCTTCACCGACGCAGCCCCGACCGCCAGGACTGGCAGGGTCACGTAGGTCGAGAGGGCCTTGCCTGACGCGGTGGCTGCGCGAGCGACGTTGTTCAGGCCCGTCACCGTCTGCCGTGACGCCGACAACTGAGCGGCCGACGTAGCGGTGGCACCGTCCCTGATGCGCTTGTTCGTAATGGCAGCCTGGCGAGAGGCGTTGTCGGTGAACGTCGCCAGGTAGCGAATCAGGACATAATCTGAGAATGCCACTTAGTGAGCCATCCCCCTTGCAATCGCCTGCACCGTGTCAGAGTGCGACTTCATCTCAGCCTTGGTCAACTCTTTGAGAAGTTCAGCCTCGGCTTCCCACTCGTCATGGAACATTTCCAAACACCGCTCCGCTACATGCTTTCCTTCCTCGAAGTCCATCTGCTCGAAGTCCAACGGTGAGATATGCCCATAGCGAGCAGCTATCGCCATCAGCTCGAAGAACCCGGCGAGAGACTTGTTGTGGCGGATTCTGTATTGAAGGTCGCGCTGAGTTGCGACTGACTTGGAACCGGGGGGGTAGGAGGGCCAGTCGCCGCTGCGATCGCCTCGGCTGCGTCAGGGTTCAAGAACCCGAGCATGTCCTGCGCGACGTTCCACTCAAGCTCCTCCATCAGCCACTCGAAGTCAGGGTGGTCCCCTTCCTCGCTCTGAATCATGATGGCGATGTTCTTGTACAGGTAGTCCATCGAGGCGGTGAGAGCGGCGGTGGTGCCGTCGCCATCGGGCGGGTCGCCGAGTTCAGCGATGCGCTTGGCGACGTTCCCATTTCGTTTGGCGGGATGCCAGGTCTTTCCACCGATTACGATCTGACGGCTGGTGTTCTCCAGCATCATCTTGTCGGCGTTGAAGGTGTTCTTGTCTTCCTTAGTCGGTGCCATTACTTCCTCCCGTGTTTGCCTCTTTGGCTATCACGATTACTGTCAGACACATGCCCTGACACTGTTCCTCGGCCGACTGCAAGAAGGCCAAGAGCCCCGCTGAATCAACTGATTCATCGGAAGTGAGAGTGTAACGCCCAACGGCGTCAACATCGCTCGCGTTTGCGAGTTCAAGCGCAGCGTGAGTTGCAGCCTTCGCTGCCCGCTCAAGCTGCTTGAATCGCTGCCCTGACCGAATCAGGACTGCTTGTTTCACCCATGCTCCTTTCGCTACGGGCTATTGCCCCATGCGAGCACTTACGAGATACGTGTCGAGATCCCGTTCAGGACCTGGAACTGGAGATCGTACCCAAGAGTCTCATCCCAGCCACACTGGAACTGGAAGGACGAAACAATGTCGTCGCGAGCCGTCAGGTCGCCAGCGCCGCCGCCCGTGACCACCACGTCGGCCATCGTGATCACAACCGCCTCGTTCACCAGCGGTGAGGTGCCCGTGATGGGGTCGCCTGTGACGGTGAAGATCAGGCGCTCGATCTGTGCGAAGTCAGCCGCGATCTCCTGAGCCGTGTTCGCGTTGCCGAAGTCGAGCGTGCCGGTCACATCCTGCATACCGGTCAGACGGTTCTCGTTCGGGTACCACAGCTTCTTCACCTGCGATGGTGGCGTCTCAGCCCATAGCCCCGGCTGAACGAAGGTGGTCGCCTGCACGTTCTGGCCAGCGAACCACTTCGGATTCAGGTTGTTGTTCCAGACGAGGCTGAACCCCTGGAAGTCAGGGATCGGGACCAACGTGCCGTTGACCACCATCTTCGCATCGCGCAGGATCAGCACGTTCGGGGACAGGCCAGTGAACGTGGTGGTCGGGGGCACCAGATAGTTGGTATCGATGGGCACGCCAACGACGGTCTGTGTGACCGCGGCAGCCGGTGATGCGCCGCCTGTGAACCCAGTGTTGTTGACGATCGGGAGCGGAATGGCCGTACCTGCAAGCTGGGCGACGAAGGTCACCACAACCGGAGTCGCCGGAAGCGGGCCGCCAGTTGCAGTTACGCCGCCAGCTCCGATGGTGGACAGAGCGGTGAGCGCGGTAACGACCTGCGCCGCAGTCGAGCCAAAGGCGATCGTGGCCGTCTGCCCGCCGTAGGTGAGCGTGAACGAGCCACCAGTCGGCGTGCCGGTCACGGTGATCGTCTGCTGTGCGTTTACGGCTGGCCCAACCTGGTTGAGATCCGAGTCGAAGTGCTTCCAGTACAGGCCCATCAGGTCGCACTCAAGCGTGGCCTCGCCGTCGAGCGGGAAGGTCATCGTGACCTGATTGAAGTAGCTGCCCGACATCTTGCTGTTCAGGTTGTCCCTGACGAGCTGGGCGTGGTAGGCAGGCAGGAAGCTCGGGTTCTTCTGGGCCGTCCAGGTGTGGGTGTAGCCGACACCTGCCGAACCGGTCGGAGTTGGATAGGTGGGCGAGCCACCTGTGATCGACGGCCCCATCGCGGCGTACATCGCCTTCTCCAGAACGGTGCGGTACGCAGGCACAGGGATCGTCATCTCAGGGCGACCACGGAACGACAGCGGAGGCGAGGCGGCACGACGGCCCCTGGCCTCTGTGTTTCGGTCGATGCGCTCGATGTTGCGGTTGAAGTTGCCGCCCGTGACCGGCCAGAACAGGGTCGAGTCAGGGATGGCGAAGGTCGGGCCAAGATCGTCATACCCCGCACCACCAGGAGTGGCGTCCGCGATCAGGCCGAAGATACGGTAGGTGCTCACTTGGAGCCTCCCTTCGCCTCACTCGACGTGAGATCAGCCTTCTGAGGCGGCGCGGGCTGAACCTCCTCTACCACCGTAGCGACGGTGGTCTGATCGTTGGGGAACAGCTTCATGTAGGCTTCGCGCCCCACTGAGTAGAGTTCGTTTTCGGGTGGTTCGAGTGCGTCCATCTCGGCCTTCTTGGCGTCCATGACGACCAGGCCGCGACTCTCGGCCCACACCTTGACCGCCTCGTCGCGCTCCTTGCCCTCGACCTTACCGAGTTCTGGAAGCTCGACGCGGGAGACGAGGATGCCCCCCTTGCCATAGGCAGGGACAACCCCGACGCCCACGATCTCGACCGCATCGTGCGAGTCCTCCGGGGTCTTGAAGATCCGTTCCATCAGCTCCTCCTAGTCATGCACGATTCGGGCCAGCTTGAAGCGGATCGGAAACTCGATCCCCAGATACTCTCTGTCCCACGTGTCGGTGATGATCCGCATGCCCGTGCGGTGAGCCTCGGTGGCTACGCCGCCCAAGGGCATTCCGTTGTTCGAGCGGAAGCCGAAGTCCACGACGTTGCGGAAGGCGTCGGCGTACACCTCCAGGGCGTCCGACTCCTCGTACTCGTCGGTGGGGTAGACCATGATCCTCGTGGCCACATCCAGGAAGTCCACCCAGCGCGCAAGGTCCGTCTGCTGAAAGGTGCCTGGGGTGAAAATCCAGTTGTAGATTCCGGGCCAATCGGGGTTCCTCGGTCGCCACCGGTAAATGCTCAGAGGAGTGTAATCTTCGGGCAGGCTGTCGTTGACCGTGCCCAGCAGGCTAAGGTAGCCGCTCATCAGCGACACCAAGCTCCCAGGGGTCGCGATCGTCGCTGGCGCACTCATACCGTGAACTCCGAGTGAGCGTTCAGGTCGGCCACGATTCTGTTGCGGATCTCGCGGCCCGAGGCTCTGACAGCCAGACGTAGTTGGGGCTCAACCTCAGCCTGCACGCGATCCATAAACCGGGCTGGCTTCGCAGGGCCAGAGGTCTTTCGGAACACCCTGCCCGCATCCATGCGAGAGCTGCCGGGCGTGACTCTGCCTACACTACGCCGACTGATACGGCGGGAACTCGTGTTCAAGCCCTGAGTCAGCCCCCTCTTGTCGGGCCAGGGTCGCTTGGAGTTGCCCAGCGCCCTTCCGCTGGCCTCGCTGCCTGCGTGACCTTCTTCGAGCAGGTGCGCGTAGGAGAGGGTGGAGCCAAAGTCGATCCCGATCGAGCGGGCAGCCGGGTGCACGTTCACAATGTCGATGCTGTCGGCGTAGTGGCCCGTGCGCTTGCGGCGGCGGGCCATCCTGCGCCACGCCTCCGCGCCAACATGTGCCTCGGTGTACAGCATGTCCTCGGCCTCTCCCATGAAGATCGCGTTCGTCTCCTCGGGGGTCAGCATCCGAGGCCCGAAGACGCGGGCGGTTACCCGGTATCCATCAGGAACAATGTCCATCACACCAGCACGATGTTCGGAACCTTGACCGCGCTCAGGGCTGCCTGAACGCGACCCGGCAACTGCTTGTAGTAGGTCATGAGCCCAGCCTCGGTCTGCACCGCATCGCTGTACTCATGACCGCGCTCCTTGTGGTACCGAGCCGCCAGCACGTAGGTGGCGTCGGTGATGTCGGCTGGCGGAGGGCTCCAGCCGAAGTCGCCCTTCACGGTCAGGTCGTTTAGCCCGTTGGCGAAGAACCCCAGGGCTGAGTAGGTGACCGAGATTGGAGCGAAGATATAGATCCACTGTGCGGGTTCTCCCATCATGCCGGTGTCGAGCATCCAATAGTTGGGGAGGATGTTCGACCCAGCCAAGATCACCTGTGTCACGTTCTGCGCGTCCACCACTCGGACGCGATTCTTGCCCAGGGTCGAGTAGACCTTCGATACTCCGGTCTCAATGAGGCCGAAGTTGTGCCCCGTCATCCTGCGGACGGTGGACTCCGCACAGTCGAGCAGGATGCCCAACCATGCGTCGTCCACCGTCCGTGAGTCCTTCGACAAGTAGGACTTGAGGGTCGGCGTATCCGTGTAGAGCGCCGCCACTCACTCCCCCGCAGGTGCCGCTCCGCGCGCGGTCTCCTTCGCCGAGCGATGGTGCGTCGTCCGCTCGACCGGCGTGTCGGTCTCGATCGGCTCGGACTGCCGCTTGTGCGTCTTCTGCGGCCCGCCCTCTGCACCCAGGTGGCCCACCTTGCGTGCCTTCTCTGCCTCGGCCACGTCGTCGCCGACCGTGGCGCTGGCGTTGTCGGTGTGAACGATCGCATGCTCGTTGCCCGCGATCTTCTCGGCGACCTCAGCCTCGTGCGGAAGCGAAAGGGTGTCACCGCGAACTGCTGCCTGTGCGATCTCGACTGTGCGCTGATCGCCGAAGTAGCCAGGAGCCTCACCGTCGTGCTCACCAACGGTCGCCCAGCCCGCGTCCACGAGCGACTTGCACTCGCGGGTGTCCTCGGCAGAGTCGAAGACCAGACCCTTTGGGTAACGGGGGTCCTTCCCAGTTCCAATCAGCCTCATGGTTCCTGTTCCTCCTCGGGTGAGTTCAAGTTCTGCACGTGTTGCCGGTAGGGGGCGTCCCAGGCTGTCATAGGCTCGCGCCCATAGGAATGGGACGGCCCCTTCCGGTACGTCGGACATTACGGGACAATCACCCCGGTCTGCACGATGATCTGGTTCGGGCGGCGGTGATTGATGTCATGCCGCATCACGGCCCGGAACAGCGTCTGGTTGTTCTGGAAAGTGGACACCCAGGTGGTGCCACCGTCTGTGGTGTACGACGCCTCGCTCGACACGTCCAGGGTCAGATCCTGGCTCGCTCCGACGATCGTCTCGGACATGTTCACCAGCATCAGATACGTGGTGTTCGTAGACGTGCCGGTCGTCAGGTTGATGGGGATCTGGTTGGAGGTGAAGAACGGTACGCCGTCGAGGGTGCCGCTGTGGTTCGGCTCGTCGTAGGAGAGGATCGACGTGTCCGCCAGGAAGCGGCCGAACGAGTCGGTCAGAGTCTCCAGATGCGAGACCAGCGCCGGGTTGAAGAACCAGGCCCAGCGAGCGCCGACCGCGTTCATCGAGCGGACGGTGTTCTTGATCTGGCGCATGTTGACGAGGTTGACGGCGATGCCGTTGGTGGCGACCGTCAGCGGGTTCAGCGTGATACCGGAGATGTTGCGCAGGCCCAGAGGCTCGCCGCCGGTACCGACGCCCTGGATGAACGCGAGATCCTCGCGCAGCCCCATGACCACGGCGAGGTCGTCGCGGACGATGCCCTCGGCAGCAGCCGCGTCGTTGAGCAGGTAGTTGGAGACTGGCACCAGCGCCGTCAGGTTGTGCGGCGTCAGCAGCGGAGCCTCGTTGAACGTCATCCCGCTTGGCGAGATGACCGCGTTCTCTGCCGTGTAGAAGGCCGTTGCGCCTGACGAGATGCTCGTCTGGTTCATGAGCCTGGAGAACGGCACGATACGCGGATTGGCCTGACGCACGATCGCCCAGCCACGGAGCAGGCCGAGGATGTCAGGCATCCACTCGGGGTGGATCAGGAACCCACCGGCTGTGGTCGTGCCCTCTGCGAGGGCTGCCTTCTGCGACCACTCCAGGAACTCCTTCTCCTCGGGCTTGAGGATGCCCATCGCTGGCCGCGAGGCGCGGGCGACGATCGACATGAACTCAGCCAGGGACTTGCGCTTGAAGATCGCCTCTGCTCCCTTGGAGATGGCGACCTGGGTACCCCCGGCGTAGTTTCGATCCACTGTGCCTCCCGCTGCGATGGCCTTGGCGACATCCTCGTCGCCACCTGCGCCAATGAAGCGGGACTCGGTGCGGGTCGAGGCGAGGAGACCGCGCACGGTCTCGTCAAGTGCACCACCGCCGAGAGCCTTGGCAAGCTCCTCCTCGGCCAGAGACTGCATCCGCTTGCGCTGCTCGTCCTGATTTCCACGAGCAACTTCGAGCGCCTTGCCTACGACGCTCTGAACGAACTCGCGCTCATCGCGCTCGCGCTTCTCACGACGAAGCCGGTCAAGCTCGGACTCGTTCGAGTTGTCGTCGGCCTTCTGGCCCTTGGTGTCCTCTGCGTCAGCGGCCTTGGCGGCGCGCTCGTCCTCCTCACGCTGGAGACGTGCCTTTTCTGCCTCCAGCTTCTTTCGCTCCTCATCCACGTTTTCACCGGCAGCAGCCTTCTCTGCCAGCTCAGTCAGGCGCTTGAGAACGGCCTCAAGATCCACTGCTCATCCTCCTATTCGGGTGCCACGGCGGCGCACAATGGGTGCGCAACATCTCCGACCGCTTCACCCGATGGGCCGCTTGCTAAGGGTTCCGGTTGGACCAGGCACCTGAACGCACGGCGGGAGTGAGCTTGTCTAGCTGGGCGCGATAGTACCTCTAAGCAGGAAGAATCGCAAGGTGAAGATCAGAAGGCGCTGGGACGAACTGAGAAACTCCGCTCGTCAGCGCCAATGTAATCCCCACCCGTGGTCGTCCATCTGTAGAAGTACCGCCCGACCTGCGTGCAGACGGCCTTGGTCTCATAGATACCGAGAGAATCGCGACTGGGCGTGGGGCTCTGCGAGGTCTTGTCGGGGAAGATGATCGAGAACTGCACGCCACTAGGATCGATCAGTATGCCGTTGCGATCCTTGATCGTCGTCTGGAAAATCACTTCATCGCCCTTGTCGTACACGTTCTCAGACATGGGTCAAACTGTATCCGGTTCCTCGGTCAGCACGGTGTCGGTCGCCCGGAAGTCCCGACTGGTGAAGCCGACCAGCTTCTCCGCTGTGGTCGAACGGGCGAAGCGGCGGGTGATCGATGTGAAGCCCACGGCTGCGAAATCGGCGGTCAGGAAGCGCACGGCAGCAAAATCGCGCAGAGTGAAGAACGCCTGGAGTTCGAGGAACGTGCCTACGAACGTGAGCAGGTCACTGACCTGGAAGCCGTCGTGAAGGATCTGCTGACCCTTGATCCGATCGCTGATGGCGATGGTGTCGTCAAGGCGACGGATGCGGAGCGACTTGAGGCTGTCCGTGACGCTGAGGCTGTCGTTCAGACGGCGCGCTGGGCCGACATTGAGCGCGTCAGAGACGCTGATCGCGTCGGCAAGATTCCGTTTGCCGACCTGCGCGCGCAGGCTGTCGGAGATCACGATCGTGTCGGCCAACCGCGGCCCAGGAGTGCGGCGCAAGGAGTCAGTGACAGAGATCGAGTCAGCCAGGGTGCGCGGGTGCCTGACCGACAGCGCATCGCTGATCGAGATCGCATCGGCCAAAGCGTGCGTGCGCTTCGTCGTCAGCGCGTCTGACACCGAGATCGTGTCGGTCAACCCTGGGTAGAAGGTGGCGGGCTCAACGAAGTCGTTGATCTGCCTCCACGCTGGCTTCTCGATGTAGCGGGTGTCGAGTGGGGCTGACGCGGCCGTGGGACCAAGCCAGTTGGTCGCGTCGGAGATGCCCCAGATGTTGATGTAATCGCCCTGCGCACCAACCAAGCCGTTCCTGGCGTTTCTGTACACGGTGGCCTGGTTAGTGAGTCTGGTCGCCATCGGGTCAGCCACGTTGTCGATGCGACAATCCAGCTCGGTCAGATGAACTTCAAGACCGAGGGCGGCGTAGGTTGAAAGAACCCCCGTCAGATCGGCTGGGTCGGGATAATCGGTGTACTGGAGGTCGTAATGGCCCTGGAAGCCGATGCCGTGAATCGGAATGCCACGATTCACAAAGTCAGTCGCCATCGCCAGGATGGCGTTGTATTTCGGATTCAGGCTGTAGTAGCCCCAGTCGTCGCCATAGTCGTTGTAGAGCAGCTTTGCGGTCGGGTCAGCGGCATAGGCGTACTGGAATGCAAGCTCGATCCACGAGTCTCCGATGACGTTCTGGAAGATCCAGTTCGTGCGTGAACCGTCGTCCTCGAATGCCTCGTTGACCACATGCCAGACCCGAACCACGCCCTTGTAGCGGCCGACGACAGCGTTGATGTGAGCCTGGAGGGCAGCCTTGAGCGTGGTCGATGTCCATGATCCGCCCGTGACCCAGGGCGGCATCATCGCCGGGTCGCCACCGCCGTCCCAGATCAGTGTGTGGCCCCTCACTTGCTTGCGATTGGCCACCGCCCAGGCGGTGATCGTGTCAACGTTCGTCCAGAAGAACGTGCCCTGCGAAGGCTCCACCTGCCCCCACTGCATCTCGTACTCCGGGGTCACCGACTGGAACGAGCGCAGGACGATCGGCGCGTAGTGAGGATCGGTCGTCTGTGCCGCTGTGATGCTCGTGCCCAGAACGTGGTGCTGGAGCCGGTCGCTGATCGAGATGGTGTCAACGAGCGGCAGATGGCGGCTGGGCAGAGCGGTGGTGATCCAATCGCCGGGGCTGTAGAAACTGAGCTGATCGAAGGTGCCCTGAACGCTCGCCGTCAGGCCCGCATTCGCGAAGGTCTGGAAGCCAACCGTGCCTGATGCGGACACGCTGCCATCCACCGTCACGAACGACCAAGCGTGCGGCTCACTCGACCCGTCCTTCCACGCCTTCCAGCGCAGGGTTGTGCCCAAAGCCTCGAACCTCAGCCAGTACGCCTGCGTGTTCACCCACGAGGCATCGATGGTGATGTCGCTCGTGCCTGCGTCAAAAGAGCCAGACGGCGTGAAGATGGTGCGACTCAGGACGACCTGGCCACCTGGCGTCAGGTACAGGTGAGCGTTGTAGTAGTGGGTGAATCCTGAGTCGAGGCGCAGAAGCAGGAAGGAGCTTGCGATATCGTCCGGCAGCGCCGTGAAGCCCATCTTCATCAGCGCGCCAGTGTTCTTCGAGTTTGGCCCGACCATGTAGCCGCCGATGCCGGTGTTCGCAGCGAATGGGATCGAGGCCACCCCAGAGCCGACACTGATTCCTGAACCGAAGGTGCCGTAGCTCTGACCAGAGTCCGCTATGCCGAGACCTACGGGTACGGTGCGAGAGAATGTGTCGGCGCCAAGGGTCTGATCGGTGCCGACAGCAATCGTGTCGGTCAGTTGAGGCGCACCCTTGCGGGCGAGCAAATCAGAGACGGCGATCGTGTCGGCAAGGGCGACCTGCCTGTGACCGGCTACGGCCGTCAGGTTGTCGGTGATTGAGATGGAGTCGGCGAACAGACGGGTGGTCCGCAGTGCCAACGCGTCGCTGACCGAGATCGTGTCTGACAGCGTGACGCTCTTGTGACCCGAAGCCGACGTTGCCAGGTTCTCGGTGATCGAGATCGTGTCGGTGATCGGCCTGACCCGAAGGCTGGCGAGTGTGTCCGAGACGGAGATGGTCTCGGACAGGTGCAGCAAGGTGCCCTTTGCCAGAGCGTCGGAGATCGCGATGGTGTCGGCGAGTGGCCTGGTGACCCGTCGCGCCAGAGAGTCGGAGACCGCGATGGTGTCGGCCAGCAGCTTCGCGGCGTACTTGACCAGGCTGTCGCTGACGGCGATGGTGTCGATGAGCGCGCGAGTCGGCTTGCGCACCAGCGAGTCAGAGACCGAGATCGTGTCAGCCAGGAACCGTCTGACCGTGACGGCCAGCGTGTCGCAGTCGGTAGCAACGACCCCGCCGCCAGGGAGCACCGTGCCGCCAGGCAGCAGCAGGTTCGGGAAGGCACCAATGTCGGTGAGCAGCGGCGTGATCCGGCGCTTGATCGCATCGGTGATCGAGATCGTGTCGGCGAGGGCTCGGGGCTGCGCGCGAGCGAGAGAGTCGCTGATGGAGATCGTGTCCGCGATCTTGTACGCGGTGCGGAGCTGGATCGACTCCGTGATGGTGATGGTGTCCACCAGCGGAACCGTTGGCCGCACGGTGAAGGAGATGGTGTCGGAAATCCCCGCAACTGAGATCGGAGAAACCAGTAACGACAGCGACGTGTAGTTGCCGTACCCAACCGTGCTCGCTGTGGCTGACGCGATCGGAGCGCTCGCCCACAGCACGATTGAGCCAACCTCGCCTGGGCCACCGTTCGTGTGTGCGCTCGTACTCCCGGTATCGAGAGAGCGCCGAGCTTGCTTTCCAAGCGTCCACCCCGAAGGGGCAGACAGCATCGTGTCGGTCAGCACCGGCCGCAGGTAGCCGGTGGCCAGGATAGTGGTGATCGCGGTTCTGATGTCCGAGTGGCCGGTGTTATCGACGTGGGAGTCACCGTTTGTCCCAGTCTCCAACCCACCATCCCAGTAGCCGAGGAATCGCCACAGAGGGTTGAACGCCAGACCGTTGGTGCCGTCGAAGATGCTGTTGATGCGAGCGATGGCGGCGGCGGTCGAAGCCTCACTCGACTTGTACCGGTAGCCAGTCTCGCCCGATCCACCGCCGTTGAGATTCGTCAATGGGATGTAGTGGTCATACAGGGAGTTATGTGTTCGCCCAGAGTTGACCGTTGTGGAATGCAGTAGCTGATTCAGCGTTGACGACCACGTGCCCCCAGTTGAGATGTACAGCTCGACACCTGCGAAGTCCACGTACGCCCGACCGCTCGGCGTCGTTCCGGGCCAGTAGTCATCCCAACGGTTCGTGGTCGAGGTCTCGAACGCCTGCGGGTTCCAGTGAAAGAACACGTTCTGCGCATCGGCTGAGTGACCGCTGTTCTGGGTGTAGGCAAGCGAGCTGGTGGTGAATCCACCTGCGCTCAACATGCCCGCAGATGCCAACTCCGCGTCGGTGCCCTTGGCGATCAGGAACACGCGCTGCCACGCCAGCTTCAAGTAGGTCGCATGTTCGGCGTCGGTCGCACGGTGGACATGTGTCTCCCAGGCAACCTCCCAGGGGTGGTCACCACCATTCATCTCGCAGAAGGGGCGGAACACGACCGCACGGCCCCACGTCCGCAGCTTCGCCATGAAGGCGTAGATCAGCGCGTCGTAGTTGCCCTGGGCGAGATATTGGAGCCAGTAGCTCGGGCTGGTGTCGCCAGATGGCGCGTTAGGGGAGACGACGGTCGCGTTCTGCCCACCAGGCCAGGTCTGCTCCGAGGGCCACGAGATGCTGCTGAGGCGATTGTTCTCGTAGTCGCTGGTGACACCAGTCCCCGAACCCCCAGCCTCCGGGAAGGTGTAAGCCGACATGTCCCACTGGTACCAGCTATGCCCAATCGGAGTCTTGAAGCCGATCGCCGTCTCGACACGGGCTTGTGAAGTCGAGTCCACCATGCCGCCAGGCACCTGTTCCGACGTGATCATTGCCAGCGGCGCGCCGACGATGTTGTTGGTCGCCCACGGCACGGGCGAGGAGTTCGACCCGATCAGAGCCAGCACGAGTTCGCCCGCAGCTTCCCCCGTGTTGCCACCGATGGTGATGTCCCTGGCCCTGGTGCCCGACGAAGCCCCAGAGGCGGTGTTGGCTACCGGCGTGGTGGGATCAGCCCCGACCACGCACATGGCATTCAGGTGCATGCCTGTGGCGCTCGGTCCCGAGAAGCTCATGGTGGGCGGCGAGGAGATGTCGCCGGAGGTGAGCGTTCGCCAGAAGACCGCGCTGCGCAGGGTGGTGGAGTCGTTCGTGATCACCGAGCGCGTAAGGTTGGAGGTGGTGCAGGTGATGTCCGAGGAGCCGAGCACGGCCGAGACGTGCACCATCAAGATGTCGCCCACCGCGGCCCCACTTGGCAGCGAGGAGAAGCTCAGGGTCGTGGTGGCGCTCGATGCGGCCACGTTGGACGAGCGGACTGTGGGCGTCGTCCCCGCGCCGCCGCCAGTGATCGAGTCTGCGAGCAGCCGGTACCGTCTTGGTACCAGCGCATCGGTAACCGAGATCGTGTCGGCTATGGGCCTCGTCGTTCGCCGCGCGAGGGAATCGGTGATGGAGATGGTGTCGGTGAGCGGGCGTCCGACTCTCAGCGCCAGCGCGTCAGTGACGGCGATCGTGTCGGTCAGCCCGCGCTTGGCCAGGACAACCAGGGCGTCGGTGATCGAGATCGTGTCGAGCAGGCTGCGAAGCTGTGCGCGCGCGAGCAGGTCTGTGACGGAGATGGTGTCGGTGAGGAATCGAGCGACCCTGATCGGCAGCGAGTCTGTGACAGAGATCGTGTCTACGAGGCCACGCTTGGCCAGGGCAGCCAGCGCATCAGTGATGGTGATGGTGTCGGCAAGCGTGCGAAGCTGTGCGCGTGCGAGAAGGTCGGTGATCGAGATGGTGTCGATCAGGAAGCGGCCAACTCTGACCGGCAGCAAATCGGTGATCGAGATGGTGTCGGCGAGGGGACGACCAACCCTTCGTGCCAGCAGATCGGTGACTGAGATGGTCTCGGCAAGCGCCACCTGCGTTCGTCTCGCGAGCGTGTCGGTGACCGTGATCGTCTCTGCGAGGAATCGTCCAACCTTGACCGGCAGTAGGTCAGTGATAGAGATGGTGTCGGTGAGGGCTCGGGATGCACCCCCAGCGATCGGGCCTGGATAGCCCAGATTGTTGGTGTTCAGCTCATCGAAGTTGAACGTTGAGCCAGAGGTTGAGCCAACCCCGATCTTGACGGCTGCAAAGCTGGAGTCGGTCTCAGCGAACGATGTGGAGATGGTCTCGTCGGGTGTGCTCGACGTGGGAGTGAGGAACAGCTTGAGTTCCACCGAGGAGACTGAGCCTGTGACCTGGAACTTCCACTCAATGCGGAACCACTGGTTGGCGGTGAGCGTGTGGGTGGTGGTGACCGTGCCAAAGCTCGCGACGCTGATCTGGAGCGCGCCAGTGGCAGCCACCGTGGCGATGCGCAGCAGGTTGGTGGTGACATTGCCGTCTGCCTGCACGATGCGGATAGCCGTGCCCGCGAGTGAGGCGAAGGAGCCATAGGCGCGTCCCCACAGCAGAGTCTGCGTGCCCAGGGAGGTGCTCCACCCGACCTGTCGCGTTGCCCCGGTGATGCAGGCCATCGACAGCGTGCCCGCAAAGGCAATGGTCGAGTCATACGTGGGGACGCCAGCGACGGTGTTGAAGGCGTTGTCGCCGGTCGCACCCGAGTTGCCCGTCGTGATCGTGGTGCCCGAGGTCTGGCCGGTGTCGAAGTCGTTGTGCAGCACCACCGAGACCACGCTCGCCAGGCCATCCGTGACGGCGATGGTGTCGGCTATGGGTCGGCCAACTCGCAGCGTCAGACCATCGCTGACCGCGATCGTGTCTGACAGTGGCCGCACCCGAAGTGACGCCAGGGCGTCCGAGACCGCGATCGTGTCGGCGAGCTTCGGGGTGGGAGCCCTCAGCAGTGCGTCGGTCACCGAGATCGTGTCGGCGATGAGCTTGACTGCCGCCTTGACCAGCGAATCCGAGACGCTGATGGTGTCGGTAATCAGCGGCTGCTCTCGGCGCGCAAGGAGATCGGAGACGCTGATCGTGTCCGAGATCGGGCGAGCGCTCACCCCACCCTTGACCAGCGCGTCGGTGATTGAGATCGTGTCGCTGATCGGCCGCCCGAACTTGAACCGCAGCGAATCTGAAACCGAGATCGTGTCCGACAGCGGGCGAGTGGGCCTCAGCAGAAGGCTGTCGGAGTTGTTGTAGCCGAGCAGATTGTCAAAGGTGACGTTGATCCCAGCGGTGAGAGCTGCGCCGCCGAACGTCTGGAAGCCAACGGTTCCCCCGGTTGAGACTGAGGAATCGGTGGTGATGAACATCCAGGCCGTTGGCTCACCGGAGCCGTCCTTCCATGCGCGCCAGCGAAGCTGGTTGCCCTGCACCTCGAAGCGCATCCAGTAGGACTGGGTGTTCACCCAAGCGGCGTCGATGGTCACGTCCGAACCGGGAGCCGCAAAGGTCGTGCTCGGAGTGAAGACGGTGTTGGAGAGGTTGACCGTCGTACCCGAGAACAGATACAGGTGGACGTTGTAGTAGGCGGTGAAGCCAGGGTTTAGCCGCAGGAACGTGAAGACCGAGATCGTGTCGGTGGGCGTCGCCGAGAAGGCGATCTTGACCAAACCGCCCTCGTTGATCTTGGTGATCCCGTTGACGAAGGCGCCCACGCCCGTGTTCGCGATGGCCGGAAGCACAGCGGCAGAGCCATTCACCGACGAGGCTCCGAAGTTGCCATAGGTCTGACCGGTGTCGGCCGTGCCCAGTCCGCTACCCACAGACCGCGTGTAGGTGTCGCTGACGAGGGTCTGGTCGCCCATCGTCGTACCGTCATCGACTAGCGATCTTCCTCTACCAATCGAATCTGAGAGGGAGATTGAATCAGCCACAAGTGGCAAGGCCCGCCGAGCAATGGCGTCCGTGACGCTGATCGTGTCTGACAGGGCTCGCTGTACAGCGCCACCCTTGACAAGCGCATCTGTGATCGAGATGGTGTCGGCGATGGGCCGAGTCCGACCAGAGATCAGCGTGTCGGACACACTGATCGTGTCGGAGAGCACTGGCACCGACTTGACCAGCACATCGGTCGTGCGCCAGGAGAAGTCGTCCCAGTTGAACGTCGGCGTGTTTGTCACGCCCGCAGGCGTCTGGAAGTGAACACCGACGTATTGGCCAGGGGGCACGGCCGTATCCACGGTGTCGTGATCCCAGGCAGACGGCTCGACGCTGGTCTGCCTCCAAGCCTTGACGCGCAGGTTCACCCCTGCCCGCTCGACCTTCATCCACCACCACTCACCAGGCAGCGGCGTGCCCTGAGATGGGGTACCAGACGACACTGTGGCCAGAGTGGTAGCCACATCGCTCGCGGTTACATTCGAGATCGTGCCAGCCACGGCTATCTGCCAACGGGTGCGATAGCCGTTGGCATTGGCGCTGTCTGAGTCAACCCACACGCCGAAATCGACCGGCCCTGCTCCCGTCGGGAGCTGGTCGAACATCATCCGAACCTGAACCTGTACATCAGCTTGACCGACGAGGAGATACTGCTGACCGGTGCGAGAGGCGATCACCGACACCGCTTGAGCCTCGGAGCCATCCACGTTGAAGTGCGGGCTGCTGGTGCCAATCCACGATCCCCCGAACACCGTGGACGAGCTACGGGTGAACGTATCGGTGAACGCCCACGAGTAGGCGCTGTCCATCAGCGGCCGATTCCGGCCAGTAGGGAGCGCGTCGGAGATGGCGATCGTGTCAGCCAAGCCGTGGACGGCGAACTTCACGATCGCGTCTGTCAGGCTGATGGTGTCGGTCAGCGAGCGGGCAAACCCACCTCTGGCCAATGCATCAGTCACGGAGATCGTGTCGGCGAGGAACCTGACCCTGGTGGTGGCCAGTGAATCGGAGACTGAGATCGTGTCGGTGGGAGCGGTTGCGCTCCTCCTTGCCAACGACTCGGTGACGGAGATGGTGTCGATCAACCCCATCTCGCCAATGGCCCGCTTGAGCGAGTCGGTGACGGTGATGGTGTCCGCGAGTAGCGGACCTGCGCGGGTGTGCAGCAGGTCGGAGACCGCAATGGTGTCGGCCATCGATGGACGCGCCGTGCGAGCGAGCGCGTCAGTGATCGAGATGGTGTCAGACAGGGCTCGTGTCCTCAGCGCGATCAGGGCGTCAGTGATCGAGATCGTGTCCGCCAAAAAGGGGCCGAACTTGCGCGCGAGGGCATCCGTGACCGAGATCGTGTCGGCAATGTGCGGGCGAGCTATGCGCAGCAGAAGGTCTGTGATCGAGATCGTGTCGCTGATGAACCGCCCGACCTTGACCGGCAGGGAGTCTGTGATGGAGATCGTGTCGGTGAGCGCAATCGGGTGCGTGTGCGTGATTGCCACGACCAGCGTGTCCATCGACCCACCAATGGCCGGACCGGGCCACGCCGTAGCAAACCCATTCAGATCGTCCAGGTACACCGACGAGACTGCTCCACCCGATGTGAACTCCAGCTCATCGATGTTCGAGTTGGTAGCAGTAGCCGCAACCAGGTCCTGATCTGCTGCACCACTGGAATCCTTTGAGTTCCAGAGCTTCGCCTCCAACTGTGCGGCCGAGTTGTGGTGAAGCTCTAGCCGATACCATTGCCCCGAGGACACCGCGGTGCCGGTTGCCTCAGTTGTTGTTCCTGCGCCATTCTGAATGATGAATGTGCTTGTGTTTAGACGAATACGCCACTGAATAGACGCGGCCAAGAAGCCGAAAATGCGAAAGTCTGCCGTACTTGCCGAGAGATAAAAGTACGCCCTGACATACCCATCTGAAACAGAACCCTGAGTCCAAATCAGAGTTTCACTATTGGTTGGGATGTTGTAGGCAAGAGAACCGTGTGCTACCTGTGTCGATTGAAACGTCGGCGAACCCGCCACAGTTGTCCACGCATTTCCGCTGGCGCCGCCACTATTCGCAGTAGTGACGGTCACGCCGTTTGAGCCGCCCTCGGCGGAGTTGGTCAGACCCGTAGGCGTCGCCGCAGTAGGAGTGATGGCAGTATCGATCAACTGCCTGACGACGAGAACGGGTAGGGTGTCGGACACGGAGATCGTGTCGCTCAGGGCGATCGGGAACGTCGCAGATCCCGGCCCTGTTCCACCTAAGAACTTCGACGCGTCATCGGTCAGCGTCTGCTGCGAGAACTGACCAGCAGGCGTGGCCAGCATCATCTTGATCCAGTCCTGCGACTGGAATGTCAGCGAGCTAGGTCGGTTGAACCCCGACCGCGTGCTCAAGCCCGACGATGATGGAAAACCACCGAGCCTGGATTGCAGGCCCATGTGTCACTCCATGTATGAGATGTAACAGTTCAGCGGCGCAGCTAGAGTGGCACTTACATTCCAGATCACCAGAGAGCTTGACTTTGGGATCTTCAATGGCTGAACCGGCCACGTCCACACCACTCCGGCACCAATAGCCGCTGCCAAGTTTGTACGTCTTGGGGATACATTCGTAGAAATGGTTGGAGCAGTGCCCCAAGTATTTGCCACAGTCACAGTTGATGCCGGGTAGTCAGAGTCAACTGGGATGGGAATGACTGTTGTACCGGGCGTGATCCCAATGGCAGCGGGACGAAAGATTGCAACGGGTGATGCGACGGCTGTGCTACAAGCAAACCCCATCTCATAGATCAAGGCTGGGTTTCCTGATCCAGTACGGAACTCGGCGTATGGAGCAGTACCAGCGGCTGCGGTACTTGTCCAGCCAACCTCATAGATCGCCATAGTTCACATTCCCTTCACGCAGCGTTGATGCGACCTACCCACGTCGCAAGCGCATCTGTGGCATCGTATTCCGTCTCGTAAGAGAAGACTGCTTCTTGGGTTGTGACGAACTGCAAGTGAAGCTCCCATACCGGGGCTGCGTGCAAGATATACAGCTCTACAACCTGATTCAGATTCAGCCACCAATGTGGATAGCCAGGCCCACCTGCATCAGTAATGTCGAAGACTCGATCCATTCCTCATCTTCCTCTAGATGTCGGTGACGGCAGCATACGTGGTGCCATCCGTGGTAGTCAGATTGCCACGAGCCACGAGCGGGCTCGCATTGCCGAAGGAGGTCGTCGCCGCCCACATGGTGTTGCTGTTGTACAGCGACCCGAGCGTGCTCAGGCGGGTCACGTTCGTGGGAGTGGTGCCGTCGATCACCTGCGAAGCCAGCGCCCACTTGGGCCGGTTCGTGGCCGAGCCGTAACCCGAGTTGCCGACGATATGCAGGCCGCGCACGCCCGACGCCGTGGTGTCAAGGGCGATCAGGGCGTAGGTGTTGTCGGTCTGAATCGTGGAGTGGAAGTGGTTGTTGGTGATCGAGATGCTGTTCGGCGTCGAGGCTGTGGGCGTGATCTGGACAGCGGAGCGCACGTAGTTGTCGAAGCGATTGCCGTCCATCTGCACGTGGCTGGGGCTGCCGCTGACGAACACACAGCATTGGCCACCAGCTCCCGGCGTCATGTGGTTGTCCATCAACTGGGCACCCGAAGCCCCCGCTAGCAGCACGATGCAATGCAAGCAGTTGACCGGCTTGCAGCCGTGGATGATGGCGTCGGTGTCGTTGATCTGGATTCCGACCACACCCGAGTTGATCCCGTTGATGCGACAGTCGGCCATCCAGATTGAGTTGCCCCCGGTCTGCACGTCCACGACGACGCCGTTGGTGATGCTCGACCGCGCGCTCATACCGTTCAGGCGGCAGTTGGCAGCCGTAATCACGATGGCCGAAGTCGCCCGGTTTGCGGCATCGATGGTCAGCCCCCGCAGCTCAATCCCCTCGCCGTTCAGAGTCAGAATGGCCGTGCCGCTCCAGCCAACGCCAGCGGTGATGACCGAGCCCGTGGTATTGGCGGTCTGAGCCCAGCCGCTACCCCTGATGGTCACGCCCGTGGCGGTGATGGTAGGCAGCGGAGCGGTGATCACGTACTGGCCAGCCGGGAGGATGGCCTCGGAGCCAGCAGAGGCTGCGTTGATGGCTGTGACCCACGCCGTCAGGGCGGTCGTGTCGTCGGTGGAGCCGTCGCCCTTGGCCCCGTAGCTCTTGGCGTTGAGGGTGCCACCCAGCACCGCCCACCCACTCGTACCAGATCCCGTCTCCTTGATCCACAGACTGAGGCCAACGCCACCAGAGCTGTTTAGGTACAGCGATCCGGTGGGTGCGGACACCACGCCTGATGGTGCACCAGCGCCGACCAGGAGCTGCGTCTGAGATGCGCCGATCTTGATGATGGGCGTGGTGAACCCAGCATCGGTCTGCACTCGGAAAATCTCGTTGCCGTTGTTCTTGAGCCGCAGAAGGTCCCCAGTCGTGCCCTGAGCTACCGAGTCAACGAACACGCCCATCGCGGCTGTGCTCGCACCGATGAGATTGATCGACAGGGCGGCGGCGTTGGCGTCAGCGTTGGTGCCAGGCCCGGTGTGGGCGATCTTGACGGTGCCACGCCCGGTCTCGCTGCCGCTGACCTGCACGCAGCTTGCCGCCTGGTTCGAGGACACGAAGTTGGCCGCGCTGGAGAAGGCGTTGCCGGTGCCGCTCAGGATCGCCGACAAGGCATGAGCGTGAGCAGTACCCCCACCAGTGGCGCAGTTGATCCCAACCCCCTGCGATCCCGTCGCCGTGTCCTGAGTGTCGATCGTAAGACCAGCGGTGGTGTTCCCGCTGGGTGTCACGATGGCGAGGTTCGCAGGGGCGGCCGCGTCGGTAAGCCCAGCCTCAATGTGCGTCAGCCGTGCGGCGCTGATCGGCGTGGTTGGATCAGCGTCGTGCCACGTCTGTGGTGTGTACGCCCCCATCGCAGCCCCTAGACGAACTTGAAGTAGGAGTCAGCGGCGAACGCCCGGTACTGCTGCAAGGACTCGGGGCTGGTGTCGATGAAGTCGTCCCCGATGGGGCCGATGTTGTTCCAGACCAGGTACATGACCGTGTTCTGGTGAGCCTTCACCGCCAGTCGAGCCTGGTCGATCAGCGAGTTGCCCGTGAGCGTTCCATCCTTGTCGTAGCTGCGGCCGTCAGACCCCTTGACCCGCACGCCCTGCTGAAATCCCGACTCGCACACGCAGAAGGGCTTGTGGTGCATGTTCGCCCACAAGCGCCAGGGATCTCCAGCGGCGAAGATGTCGCGGTACAGATCGAGCCCCATCCAGTCCACGTACTCATCGCCCGGCCAGTAGCTCGGCCACACGCTCTTGCGATCGAACGTCTGCGGACAGAAGACCCAGGTCAGGTTGGTCGCCATCGCCTTCTGGGCCAGCTCATACACGCGCTTCCACATGGCGATGTAGGCCACGGTGTCGGCCGAGTAGGTGTTGTGACCACCGTTCATCTCCATCCACGGGCGGAAGATACCCTTGCCCATCTTGATGGCCGTGAACATGGCGGTGAAGTAGGCGTCGTGATTGCCCGCGACGATCTCCTTCACGATCTCCTCTGAGTAGCCCTGACCGCCGAGGGAAATCATGGGGATGTGGCCCTTGGTGTAGTCAGCCGCCCAGTTGATCCCGATGGTGCCTACCGGTGCGTTCCACGAGTAGTGGCGGTTGCGCACCCCCATGCCCTTGCCCATCTGCGTCTCGATGCCAAGCGGGCCGGTGAACCCACGCGAGTTGTCGTCCGCCCCGAACAGACAGTGTTTGGCGTCAACCAGATGCTGAGACGCAGCGATGACCATCTTGCTGCGAGCCATTCAGCAGGTCGTCCTCACCAGGCGCGCAAAGGGCGTGCGGCCCACCTGGCTCGGGACTCTGAGCACGTACCGATGCTCCCCGTTCAGCGTGCGCACGTGAGCGACGGTGACTCCAATCGAACGAAAGCACGCCAGCTTGGTCTCATCAGCCGACAGCCGACTCACCAGCGTGGAGATCACCTGATCCTGATCGGCCTGATGCGCCGACAGGGCGGCGATCTCGCTCGTCTGATTCTGGTCGGAGACCACGAGATTGTGAACCGTCGTCAGCAACCATTGTGGCACCGCCTGGTGACCCATCGCTGATGGTGCTGCGAACAGCCCAATAATGACGGCCGATGATAGTACCAGCCAGATCCGCATCTTCATCGGTGGTCACTCCTTCATCTGCGCACGATGTACAGCACCAAGCAGATGATTGCCAAGATCACCAGCACCGTGATCAGCAGACCTCCGCCAGCAACAAGCACCATCATGCGTTCACCGTCCAGGTCAGCGTGAGCTGGTCCGCGTTGGCCAGCGTGGTGGCCGTGAACAGGGTCTCGAAGAACAGCGTCCCTGCGCCCTGTGAGGCCGAGTCGAACATACCCGCAGCCTGGAGCGACGTGCAGGCACCGCTCGCCGTGTCGGTCAGCGTCTGCGTATAGGAAGCGACCGCCGTGGTGTGGGCGTAGGTCGCAGCCGCTCGGGCGACACCCAGGGCGGTGTACTCACCACGCGAGATGGATGGGGCGGCATCGGTCGCCGTCGCCGTACCCCAGCAAATCTGGGAGGTGGTGGTGTTGGCCGACGTGTTCAGCACGTTGGCGACGTTGGTGTTGTTGGTCACCGCGATCCACTTGGCGACCGTGGCCGAGGCTGCGCCACCGAGCTGGACGCTGGTGTAGTTGATGCCAGCGTTCGTGCGCAGGTTGGACCTGATCGACACCAGCTCTCCACCGCAGCGCCTGATCGCCTCGGGCACGTACAGCGGCACCTTCCCTGACAAAGCCCGCAGGCGGTCGTACTCGAACAGCATCGCCTGAGTGATGACCGCCTTGGCGTCGAGCACCTCGCGGTGCTTGCGCAGGTAGGTGACCCGCTTGCCAACGTAGCTGGCACGGTCAACCCTGACCTGGACGATGTTCTTCTCTCCGACCTCGCCGACCAGATCGACAAGCTCGCGGTGGTCCATCTTGTTCAGCAGTGCCTGGACGCTATGCATTTGCCTTGACCTCCCACCGCTCCTTGGCGGCGTCGGAATCGGGATGGTCGGAAGCGTCGTGGTTCAGGATCTGAATGTGGCCCAGACCCTCCATCTCGTCCGCCGATGGCCCCCACGGATACACGAACTCGTCGCCTTCCTCGTGCTGTACGCCATCGGGCGTGACGACGGTGTTGCCGGGCATGACCACGACCAGCTTTGAGGGCACCCCCTGGGTGACCTTGACTCCCTGAACGTTCGCCTCGCGCTGGAGCCTGGTGTGGTCGCGCTCCATCTGCGCGAGCCGCGCCCGCATCGCCGCGACCTCGGACTGGAGAGCGGCGTGCGCCTCAGCCGAGGGAGCATTGTCCTTGGCCTTGTCAGCCATCCGTCCCTCCCGTGTCGGTTCCGAGGCCCGCGATCGCAAGGCCCAACTGCTTGATTGCGTCGATCTGAGCCATCTTCTCCGATGGATCAGTCGCCGAGTCGTCATCGAACTTCTCGCCCTTGAGTGCAGCAGCCACGCGATCGATGCTCACGTGACGGGCTTCTTCGCGATCCTGCTCACTGACGTTCCCACCCCGGCCGGTCTTGACCATCCCCAGGGTCAGCATCAGTGGGGGAATCGTAGCCATCAGGATGGTGTTCGCGCTCGTCGCCTTCTCCATCACCCCCGCGGCTCGCTTCCATGAATCGCGCTCAGGGGCGACCAGACCACAGCGCTGGTACAGGCGAGAGAGAGCAGCAAAATGCCGCTCGCGCTCGTCATCAGACATGGCCTTGAGCGCCTCGTCGGTGACGGCCTTCATTCCCAGGAGCTGTGCCATCTGCTCCTTCACGTTGTCTGTCAGCACAGGCCCCACTCCCGCTCCCTTGATCGACTTGACCGCAGCCTCGTACAGAGACCCAGGGTTTGCCGGGATGGACACGCAACTGATTTCGAGCAACATGACCCGAGGGATGAAGATTTTCGGGTCTACGTCGTAGTTGGGAGTCCCATCACCGTTGGCGGGCCAGCGCAGCTCTCGCTGCATCAGCCCACCGATGGAGAAGGTGCGCACGACGCCGCGCTTGATGTCGTTGTAGGCGTCGAACTTCCACGCGGACATGCCAGTGGTCGGCTTGGGCACGAACGCCTTGACAGCCAGCCCAGCGTCGCTGACCTGAGCAGTTGTGACCTGACCCAGCGGCATCTCCTGCGAGTGCTGCCAGAGCAGGATCGGGTTGGTGCTCATGTAGGTCGGCAGGTCCTCGTCAAAGGCGTGCCGATCGACGGTCTCGCCGTCCCTGTCCTCCATCCACGTGGACGCCAGCCCCTTGAGACTCAGGTCGCCAGACTTGGAACCGTCAGCGGACTTGACCTCGAAGGGGACATCGACGCAGAACTCTCGCTCTGCGATTCGCTCCTGTTCCAGAACGCCCATGCGCTCCCTCGATCAGTGCCCGTTGTAGGGGTAACCGATCCCGCCATCAGCAGCGCCGCGAGCGGTGCGGCCCGACGTGGCGGGCTCATTCGGGTTGTAGTTGCCAAAGGCATCGCGGCTGACGCCGCCGTCTGCTGCGCCCCGCGCGGTGCGTCCGTATGGAGGGCCCGCGTAGGAATCCTGCGTGTCGCCATCGAGGTAGGGATGATCAGCCCCAACAGGGCTCGTTGTCGAATGCAGCGGCCCATGAGTTGGAGGGCCGTCGTAGTCGTGGCCGTTCACAGAGTCGTCGTTGAAGTACCCACCCCGATGCTCTGGAGAGTTCGTGACCGGAGACAGCGGGGGATTTGTGTTCCCCTGCGGCCCCTGGATGTCGCTCGTCTGAACACTTGGCCCCTCATGCGGGGGCAGAATGTTGATGCTCTTGCGGTCCATTGTCCTCCCTTTCAGGAACGCCGCTTCTCGGTTGTGCCGGTAATGTCGTAGGTGCACGAGATGACCGAGCCCACCGCCGTCACGACCTTCCAGCGACAGAACGCGGCCAGCGGGCCAAAGACTGCACGCGACTGGCCACCGGTCGGAGCGGTGAACGTGTCGGGGAACGCCTTCACGTCGAACCAGTCGGTCTCAATCGCCGCCACGCCTGCGGTCGTCTGCACGACCGACAGTGTGCCACCAGTGATTCCGGTCGGCTGAATCGTGAACGGCAGAGCCGGGCCCTGGAACGGGTTCGCCCGCGTGAACGTGCAGGTGTAGTCGGTGGGAGTTGAGAAGGTGCCGCCGGTCACGGTGACAGCGCCAACGCCAAGGTTCGAGAGCGCTGCGAGCGCAGTCTGCACCTGGGCGGCGGTGGCGTTCCACTGGAGTGGGGCGGTGACCTGACCGCCATAGGTGATCGTGTAGGTGCCCGCTGAGATCGCTGCCGAAGCATGCAGCGACTGCACCGCAGCGGTACCACCGGGGGCGACTCCAGTGATCAGCGAGGAGGCCACCACGGTGCCGCCCCCGGTGATGGCACCGTTGTTCACGGTGACTGTGGACTGCGGACCAACGAGGTTGTTCTGGAACATGATGTTCGCGATCGCGCCCTGGCCGACGAGTGCCTGGCCAAGGCCGAATGGAGCACCAGTCACCTGGATGTTGACCTGTCCCTGCGGGCCAACGCCGACACTCGACAGCAACGCGAGTGCTGCCTGAATCTGGGCGCCAGTCGCGTTGTAGGGGATCGCAGCCGTCGTCTGACCGCCGTAAGTGAGCGTGAAGGTTCCGCCGGTGACGGTGCCCGAATACTGGAGCTGCTGCACCGCGTAGGTGCCGGTGTTGGGCTGATCGTTCGCGGACTGGAGTGTGACGACGAGCGTCGGGGAGCCGGTGCCGGTGAATGCGCCGACATTCAGCGTGGCTGCGAACGCGAGGGCGTCCTCAGTGTTGAACGGAGTGGTGAACGTGGTCGCCGGAACTGCGACGAGGGTGTTTGAGGCGACATCCGCACGCGGAGCGGCTTCGTCGTCCTCGTACCATCGCCCTGCGCTTGAAGTTGGCATGCTCTCTCCTCAGACTAGGTACGCAGACTGTAGCCATATCCTCGGACAACATCCACAGTTACTTTGACACGGGCACAAAGAAACGCACGCAGTTGGGGTGCTCCTGTGGGTTTGAGTCGGCCTCGTCAAGAGACCAGAGCTGACCGTTTGCCGCTGCGCATTCGGCATCGAACTCGGTGCCATCGTAGACCTCGACCATCTTCACACCACCGGCTTCGTAGGTGGCGATGGCGGCACGGGAGAACATCATTCCCGACTCGGTGCGAGCAATCACTTCTGACCGCTTGGCCACGGCATCATCGAATATTCCCATGATCCCTGTGTAGTTCTCCTGCGAGACGCCGTTGGCAATCTGAGCCGTCGTGTACCGACGACGAAGACCAACGATGATCTGCTGGCGCAGGTCAGAACGGGTCGTTTCATTCACGCGAGGGATGGCCCTGGTCAGTCGCTGTCGAGCCTCAGACACGTGCTCATTCTCAGCCGCCCAGATCAAGCCCGGTGTGGTGATCTCCGACACCAGAGCCAGCGCCCGCGGCCCCCAGGTGTCGATCTGGCGCATGTACATGGTCGTTAGCGCCAAGTCCTCGGTGGGGCGATCCCAGAGCTGATCGATGTCCAACTCTGAGACCGACCGGCCCTGCTTGCGCGTCGAATCAGAGCGGCGCAGGTAGCCCTTGAACTCGGAGAGCTTGTCCATCACCCGGTTGCGCTGACCGGTGAAGAACAGCACAAACGCCTGTCGAACCTGGGGCGTGACCGTGTTTAGGAACTCGCCCTGCACGTCGAGCGCCGTCTGCATCACGGCGGGGCGGATGCGGATGGCCTTGATCGCGGTCAGCTTCTCGTAGCCGTCAGGGAGCGGCGGTGGCTTGAGCCCCTGCGACTTCTCAAGCTCCTTCGTATCCAGGTCGGGAAGCGACTCTGCCTGCTGATCCTGTCGGGTCGGGTTCGTGCTCGGGTTGCCTGGACCCTGCTCGCCTGACGACTCGTTGATCGTGGGCGTACCGTCACCCTGTGCACCGCCAGGTAGTGCGGGTGGTGTCGGTGGGTCCATGCCCGCAGCGGCGTACCAGGGGGTGATTCCGCCTGGGAGCAACGGTACGTCGGCTTCGGGGTGGGTGATCTTCGGCAGCGACTGGTTCTCAAGGATCTGGTTCAGACTCGCCCCCGTGCCCATCATCTCGCGCGAGCGCGCGACCTTGATGCTCATCGGCTCGGTCACACCGGTCGCCACGTCGAAACCAAGCTTCCACCGCGCTGTTAGCATCCGCTGCAACTTCTGCTCGAAGCGCATGGCCCGAGGCAGCATGCCTCGGTAGAACACGTTCTGGGCTTCCTCCATCTTGTACACACCAGCCTGGGCGGCACCACCAAGCAGGAACTCAGGCACGTTGAACCCCGACAGCAACTCGTCCTTCTGGAGCTTGCGCAGATCCACGATGCCGAGCGAGGCTGGGCCTTGAGAGATGGGCTGGTACCGGCTCGACCCATCGGCGATCAGCATCTTGTAGGCGTTGCCCGCGCCACCGTACTCCTCCTGGAACTGGAGCTGCACGTTTCGGAACTGCTCCGGTGTCATCGGCTCCGCCGAAGTCAGGACGCCAGAGATGCGGGCACCGTTGGTGAAGAAGCTGACCACATGCTGGGTCTGAGCGAGATCAGACTCGACCGACCTGATCAGAGCTTCGACCGTCCCCATGCCGTAGAAGCGACCGATGCGCGGCATGGGATTGCGAGTGCGGAACTGGACGATCTCATCCAACCGGTAGGGAATCTGCACCGAGCCGACCGTGTACACCCAGCCGATCAGGTTGTCTCGCATGTCGGCGACGGCCTGGATGTACTCGGGCTCCAGCCTCAGCAGCTCTGCTGGTTGACCGAGCCCGTTCATACGGTCCATCAGCCAGTACGAGTTGCCGAACAGATCCATGTCGGTGAACACGTCCTCGGCGAAGTCGAAGTACGTGATCTGCGGGTTGGGGTAGCCGAGCAGGTCGATCAGCTCAGGCGGGGGACTCTCTACAGGTTGACGCTGCTTGCCGACGCCTGGCGTCGTGATCGACCACTCGTAGGACGCACCAGTCCCTGCGATCAGGGAGATGCAAGAGAAGACCCAAGAGTCGGCGTTGTCGGTGCCGCCGTAGATTTCCGAGAGAGCCTGGACTCTGCGAGGGGTGCCCGGCGCACCGATGATGTTCGAGATGGCGCTGGCCTGGGTGGAGTAGTTCATCCCCTGCCTCCACCCCACTTCGGTGGCGGGGTAAACCCCCTGATAGCCCTTGCTCGACCAGGCTCGACGGAACCTCTCTACGGCTCCCTGGCGTACCTCGGCAATCGCCATGGTGTCCTCACTTGGTATCGATGCGGTCTCGGAACCGCACCTTCACTGGCCCAAGAGTCCGTCCGCATCGAGAGCACACCCACTGAATCTCGCCCACTTTGCCATCGGCCGACTGCTTGGGCGTGTGGCCCAAGATGGCGCAACTCACATTCATGCTCCGGGCAGATTCGCTTCGGCCACCACGCGCTTCACGCTTGGGGGCTCAGGGAGCGGTTCCACCGACTCGTTCCAGACTTCGACTGGGACGAACCTCATTCCTCCACCGGGAATCAGATCGATATGTCCGATTCGCGTTGATCCGTCGTCGTACTCGGCAGTCGCCTTTCCGTTCCGCTGGATCTCGATGATCTTGCCTCGTGCCATATCAATCTCCTTGCTGCTTTACGGCTTACACGATACCCCGGCGCTTTCCCACATGGAAACCAGCGCACGCACGACACCGGTAGGCCACGACTTGATCGCTATCCCGCGAGGCGGCGTGTTTCTCCGCTTCGGCCCTTGAGAGGAAGCGGGTTTTTTGCTGCCCCACTGCGTTGAAGCAGGTGCGCGGACGATCGGGTTTCAGATGTTTGTACTTGTCGCTCATCAATCGGGTACTGTCGATCTAGCCACGGTTGGCCGCGCTTCTTTACCACATAGTTGATCTCCAGATCGGTCAATGTCGCACGCAAGCGATAGCGTGCGCTACTCTTGTAATGCTCCACGTCTGAATGGCAGCCACGCGTCCCGTCGCCACATAGTGGCACAAGGTTGCCAGGATAGAGATCGTCACCACCACGAGATCGGGGAACGAGGTGGTGAGCGCTGATCGGTGCTCCACCACAGACTCGAC